GATCATATTAAAATCTATATTTATGAATAAAAATAAAATATGATCACGATTATATATTTATCAATAAAAATATGATCACGAGTATATATTTATCAATAAAAATATGATCACATGTAAAGTTATATTTATCAAAAACAATTTTCATATGATCACGAGTATATAATTTATCAATAAAAATATGATCACACGTAAAGTTATATTTATCAAAAACAATTTTCATATGATCACAAGTATATAATTTATCAGAACAATATGATCAAAAATAATTAAAAGTATAAATTAACAATATTTTTATTATTATAGTTATGTGGATAGTTCAGAAAAAAAACTAAATTAAAAATTAAAATTAAGAAAATTATTTATAGATTCTAAAATTATTTATAAATTTAAAATTATATATTATTAATATTATTGTTTTGGTGCGTTTTAAATGTTATTTAATAAAAATAGAATTAAAAAGTTAGAAAAATAAAAAAGAGTTACAACCAGATTATTTTAAAATTATACAAAACTAATAAAATATATAATAAGTTGATTAATAGATACAAATTTATATAAAAAAAAATATATAATAAATGGAATGTAGTTAATTAATTAAATACATTTTTAATATAATAAATTCAATTTTATTATAAATTATATATATTATAAATTATATATATTATTAATAATATAAAATGAGTCAAGATATATTAACAACAAAAACATTTATTGATAAATTAAATTTATTAGATAAATATGATGATGATTTTATAATTAAATATTATTTAACAACAATAAGTTATGATTTTGGAAAAAATTATTTAATATTAAATAGATATTATTCTTTTGATGAATCAGATGAACAAACATCTGAATTTGACGATATAATTAATGAAATAAAATCAATTACATTTGATAAATTTAAAGAAATTTATATTGATAATAAACCATTTTTTAAAGATAAAAAACATACTAAAAATGATACAACATTAAAAGGATATATAAATTCAAATAAATTTAATATATTTAAATTTATGTTTTTAGATATATCTATAAAAAGATATATTGTATTATTATTTAATAGTAAAAAATCTATAGAATTTTTAAATAAAGATGTTAGTATGATTTCATATGATTTTGATAATTTTACTAGTAGGGATGATTATCATCAAATTAGTGATTTTAATATGAATACACTTTTTCCAATATTAATACTTAATGCACTTAAATCAAATAAATTTATATCATTTATTGATGATCAAATTGCATCAATACAAATATCAGAAAATCAAGAACTACATCGAGATAGTCCAGTAATGCGAGATGTGGGCAGTGGTGATGCTGACGCAGATCCCGTCCCAAGGCCCACCATGGGAGGTCCTCTGCTGCGTCGACAAAACGCCAGGGTGCTCCCAAGGCTCACCATGCAAGATAGTCCTGATAGTAAAAAAAGAAAAATAAGTACTAATCTTCAAAATTTAAATTTGTTTTGTTTTTTAAAAACAAATAAACATATTAATACAATTATTAAAATTATTTCTAAAATGAATAAAATACATTTAAAATTTAATCATCAAAATAATAGTAAATATTCAAAATTTGAAATTATTAAAGATCCAGTATTTTTAGAATTTAGTGAAGCTAAATATATTGATGAAGATATTAAAGATATTATTGGTCCATATTTATATAAATATTATAAAGGTTTTATAAAATCTAAAGTAATTCGTGATAAATTAATTATATTATTAGAAAAAATAAAATTAATAAAAAATTATCGATTTTTTAAAACTAAATTAAAAGAATTAGACAAAATTATAGATGAAGATAGAAAAATAAATAATATTTCAAATGAATTGGATGATGATGGTGATCCAAAAGGTCAAGGAGAAGCTGCACAAATATATAATTGGTGGTTTAGAGATTATTTATTTATTGAAACAATTAATATTAAAGTTAGATACGATAAATTAAATATTAAATCGTATAATAGTGTTACAGATAATGAGTCATCAAATAAACATTTACAAAAAATGTTTAAACATACCAAATTTAGTGACATACCAGATTCTTAGCTCAGATCATATGTTAATAAAATAAATAAAAATAATTTTAGTGAAAATCAATTATATAATAATGATATTAAACATGTTCTTCTCCAAATATTGAAACCATTTTTTTAATTTCATTTTTATCTTCTGGATAACAATATTTACATATCCAGGTATTTGATATATATTGTATTAATATGTTTAACATTTAATTAATTATATATTATTATATAATATATAAATAAAAAAATAAATTAAAAGTAAATTACATTAAATTTACTTCTTTTTCTTTGTACCTTTACGTTTAGATCCTTTTTTAGGACCTCGTTTTTTTCCTCCTAAAACAGTTGTTGGCATCTTTACTTGTTATTATATATAAAGAAAATAATTATAAGTTCAATTCTTTTAATAAAATTATTTTTAATCTTTTAATTCTTGAAATTAATATATTATTATAAAATCTGTTAAAAAAATTTAATAAAAAAACATTATCATTTATATATTTAATTTCATAATATAATTTAATATTATCATCAATAAATTCTTTTTTTTTTAAATTATTTATAATTTTTTTATATAATATTACATTACCAAATGTATTATTAGAATCATAAACATTAATTATTAATGGAATATCTTTTTTATATTTAATTATATATTCATTATCTATTATTGGATTATTATTATTTAATATTATATCTGATTTTATTTTATAATTTCCATAATTTATTTCTATAATTATATCATTTTGTGAAAAAAAATCTACTTTATTTTCAGATATATATTTTATTACATTTATTTTTAATAAATCATTTATCATTTAAAATATATTAATATTAATATTCAGGGTGCGGGTCTTTTGAAAACGATCTATATAAAATATATTACTAAAAATTGTTATTATTATTTATATTATTACCACGTTTTCCATTTTTTTATTGTTTTTTTGCTGTACACACCCTAAATATTATAAAAAAATTATTATAATATATATATATATATATATTTATCTTTATATATAAAAAAATATTATTATTATTAATATAATTTAATGAAATATTTAATTTTAATTTTATTAATTGATATTAGTTTATGTTTTAATACATTTATTGATAAAAATTGGTTATTTTATATAAAAAATATAAATAATAAAAATTATGGATTATATTCCAAATATAAAATTTATAATAAAACTAATATAAAATTAGTGGAAAAATTCCATACAATTAGAAGAAATGATTTAAATAAAAATTTAACAAATAATAAAGAATTTACTTATTTTAGAACAAATAGAAATTATAATATTTTAAAATTAAATAAAATAAAAAATATAAATATTATAAATAATACCAATTTAGGTATAATTTATCCAAATGAATTAAATACATATATTTTAGCTAAAAATAAATATATTTATATAGGAACATCAGATTTAAATAAAAATTTATTTTTTAATTTTATTATATATCATGAATATATTAATAACATTAATATTAATATTAAAATTAAATATAATTTCAATTTTAAATATTTAAAAGAAATTATTATTAATAAAGAAGATATTTATATTAATTCTTTATATTGGAATAATAACAATAATATTTCACTTGTTAATAATTCATATTTTATAAATTTTTTTCATAAAAAAATTTATTCAGTTAGAACAGAATTTATGAATTATCCATTAAATATTGAAATATTTCCTTATAGAAATAAATATATCAATATTAATGATTTATCTGATTATACATCTAATTATTTTATGATTTCGAATGAAATTATAATTAAAATACCTATTATTATTAATGATAATCAAGAATTTATTATTTCGATTTATTGGAAAGATAAATATTCAAATTTAATAATTTTAATATCAGTAATTTATGATAATAATGGAATTTTAAATAAAATTTTACGTACAATTTTAAATTAAATAAATAATAAATTATTATAATTTTCTTTTGATTTTATAAAATATATTAAATAATATTCTATATATATTATAAATAATAATATTTTAATCATTATTTTATAATATAATAATATTAATTTTATTGTTTATATTTTTTACTATATTTTTATCCTTTAAACGATTTATTTTTATAAAATAAATATCTAATATTTCAACAAATTTAATTATATTTTTTTTAATTAAATTATTTTTTGTTATTTGATTAGTTGTTCTTAATTGATTAATTTTATCTTCTTTTCTTAATTTATTTTTTTCAACTAACCAAACATTATTAAAATTATATAAATATGTATCAAATTTATTAATTTTGGTTCTATATCCAGATGATGATAAAGAAGTAGATTGAGAATAAGATTAATATTTTTTAGATGTAGGCATTTATTTAAATTTTAAGATTATTTTTTTTTATTAATTCTTTAATTGTTTCAACAACTAATGCAACAATATCTATTTGTTTTATTCCTTTTTCACCATCACAAGCTTCAGGTAATATTTTTTGAACTTCTTGTGCTATAAAACCATATCTTATATTATCATCATCTCTATCAATTCTTTTATATGTAACACCTCTTAAATTAATCAATTTATCTATAGGATTTACAATTGTTTTAATATCTTTTTTAAAATTAATATCACTTAAAATAGTAATATCATCTGCACAATAAATACCCTTTTTTGTATTACTAATATTATTAACATACAAAGAATAATTATGTGTTGTATCTGTTCCTATTCCAATCGAACCATCATTTTTAAAAATTATTTTATTTAAATTATTAGCATCATTATTATAATTAATTTTATTTTGAAAAATTAATTTTTTATTTAAATAAGTATTTATTTTACTTTCTTTAATTAAATTAAGATCAATTCTATAATTAGGATTTTGATCTAATGTATCAATATTGATAATAATATTAGAATTATCAATATTGATATTATCAAAATCAGAATTATTATAATAATAGTTATTTTCAATAGTTTGATCAAAATTATTATTACTATAAGTATTAATAGTTATATTTGTAATATTAATATTAGAATAATTATTATTATTTTGTATTTTAATATAATTAAAATAATAATAATAATTATTTGTATCATAAGAATTAATTGTAATATTATATATATTAGAATTATTACAATTTGAAGTAAAATTTAAATTATATATATTACTACTATAATTATCAGTTATATCATCAATTTTAATATTATAAGAGTTATCAATATTTGAATTTGTATTAAAATAAATATTTTGAAAGGCAGTAGTTTGAAGCAAAGTATTAATAATATTAGAATCAGAATTACCACCGTATTCTGTAGGTAATTTATCTTTTATAACGTTAAAATCTGTACCAATATTTTTTAATTGATATAGTTTTCGATATGACATAATTTTATTTATTAAAAATAAGAAATAAAATGGTTTCAAAAGATTTTAATAATTTAGAATTAGAAGAAAAAGAGAATAAAAGAATAAGTATTAAAATAATAATAATATTATTATTAATAATATTAATAATAATACATATATTTTATGATATAATAATATTAAAAAATAGTAATATTGTAGGATATTTAGAATTATTGATATATATGTTAGGTTATAGTATAAAATTAATATTAGTTTTAATATTGTTAATTATATTATTATGTTTATTATTATTTCCATTTATGATAAAATTAGGTTTTGTAACAATAGTTTATTTGCCTGTTTTTTTAATAATAGGTGGAATAATAAGTTTTTTCATATTTTTATTATAAAAAATTATATAAAGTATTATATATAATATAATATAGTATATAATATATGATTATGTATGAAAATTATTATACATTAGATTTAAATGAAAATTCTAAATTATATGAACAGCCAAAAAATATTAAAACGGAATTAAAACCACATCAATTAGCAGGATTATATAAAATAATGGAAATGGAACAAAATGAATATATTTATTATAAAGAAGATATAAATAATGAAGATTATTATGAAATAAGAACAAATATTGGAATAATTGGTGATAAAGTAGGATATGGAAAAACATTAATAGCATTATCATTAATATCAGAATTAAAAGTAAATAATATTTTTATAAATGATAAATCAATAAAAACTTATAATATCAATATGAATAATAATGATAATAATAGTATGATAATTAAACATATAAATCCAATAATAGATAATATATCAAATAAATTTATAAAATCAACATTAATAATAGTTCCTCGTGGTCCAGTATATAATCAATGGGTAATGACAATAAAAAAACAGACAACATTAAATATATTAGAAATAGATGATTATAGAAAAATAAAGACATTACCAAAATTAAAAATAGGAAATGAAGAAATAATAAAAAATTATTTTGAAAAATATGATGGAATATTAATAAAAAATACAACATTAAAAAGATTATTAATGTATTATTATAATTCAAGTTTGATATTAAATTGGTCAAGAATAATAGTAGATGAAGCCCATGATACTTTAAATAGTATAGGAAATTTATCTTATTTATATTTATGGTTAATAAGTGCAAGTTATTCAAAAATATTATATATAAAATCCGGATTAACAAATAATATAAGTTTAATAAAAAATTTATTAAAAAATGAATTGAATTATATAACTGTAAAATCAAATAGCAATTTTATAAAAAAAAGTTTTGAATTACCAGAAATATATGAAACAATATATAAATGTAAAATGTCATCAAAATTAAATGCAATAAGACCTTTTTTATCTAAAAGTTTAATAGAAAAATTAGATGGAAGTGATTTACAAGGAATGATAAAAGAAATGGGTGGTAAAGTAATATCAGAAAATAGTATTATTGATATATTTACAATAAATTTAAAAAAAGATATTCATAATAAAAAATGTGAATTAGAACATTTTAATAGATTAGAAATGGATGAAAATGAAAGAAATTTAAAAATAGAATTAATATCAAATAATATATTAATTTTAGAAAATAGATTATCAGAATTAACTAAAAGATTATCATATATTGATGAAAAAATTTGTAGTATATGTTTAGATTATATTTCTAATCCAATATTTTTAAAATGTTCTCATACATTTTGTTCAAAATGTTTATTAATATGGCATAAAACAACAAAAACATGTCCAGAATGTAGAGAAAATATTGATTTATCGGGAACAATATTACAAAAAATAGAAAATAATGATATTAATGATAATATAAAATTAAAAAGTAAAGAAACAAATTTATTAAATATTATAAAAAAAAATAATGAAGGTAAATTTTTAATATTTAGTAAAATTGAAAATGGATTTACTAATATAAAAAATATATTAGATGAAAATAATATAAGTTTTAATGAAATAAAAGGAAATACAGGTTGTATGAATAATATTTTAAAAAATTTTAAAGAAGGAAAATTAAAAGTTATATTATTAAATACTTCTTATGCAGGATCTGGAATTGATATAAGTTTTGCAACAGATGTAATTATTTATCATGCAATGTCGAGTTATAAACATCAAGCTATTGGACGTGCTTATAGAGTTGGTAGAGAAATACCATTAAATGTACATACATTATTATATGAACATGAAGTTGAATAGAATTATGAAACAATTCTTACTATAATTTCACACATTAAAATAATTAGAATTGCCATAATTAATAATAATAAAATTTCATAAGTTTTATCATTATGATTTTCTAATATATTATTAATTTTATTATTTTGTTTATTATGTTTATTTTCTTTATCTTTATTATTATTATTATTATTATTATTTAATTTATTATAATTATTATTATTTTTTTCATAATAATCATCAATATTATTAAGATAATTATCATAATTAATACCATAATAATTATCATTAATATTTTGATTAGGATCAAAAGTATTATCATTTATAGTAAAATTATTATTTGGATTATTATTTGGATTAAAAGTTGTATTCATATTATTAATAGTATTATCATAATGTATTTTAGATTCATCTTCAATAGGAAAACGATATGGTGGTGCTTGTAAAGGTTCACAATGATTTAATGTAGTTTTATAAGTTTGTATATCACGTCCTTTATCAAAATTAATTAATGGAGTATCAGATTTTTCAAATTTATCATACGATTGAATAGTATTAGATTCAATTTTATTATCTTTTTTCTTTTTTTTTTTTTTATTAATAGGTATATTATAAGCTTCATCTAAATTAGCATACAACATATTTTATCTTTAATATATAAAACAAATAAAATGGAAGAAACAATAAAATTAATAATATTAATAATATTAGTATTATATGTAACAATAATAGCATTAAATCCATCAATTAAAAATCCATATTGGATATTATTAATACATGAAAATCCCTGGTTATTATTAATATTAGTATTATTATCATATTATATAATGCAATGGGATTTAAAAATAGGTTTATTAATATTAATAATATGTATAGCAGTATATTTGGATATTATATTAATAATAAAGAAAGAAGAAAATGATTGAACCATTATCATTAATGTCAATTGCAATAATACATATTGGAAGTAAATATTTAACATTAGAATTAACAGATTATCAAAAAAAAATATTGAAAAGTCCAATAGCTCAATTAATAATATTATTATGTATAATTTATGCATCAACAAAGAATATATTAAAAACTATAATAATAGTATTTACAATATATTTATTTATTTATGTAATATTAAATGAAAATCATCCAATGTCAATTATTTTACCAAATATAAATATAAAGAAACGTTATTTAAATAGTATGATAATAAATAAATAAAAATTAAGTATTTAATTTCTGAATTATTTTTTTATAAGTATATCTTTAATATAAATTATTGAAAAAATATTATTATAAAAATAGATTAACATGAAGTTTTTAAATTTAATAATATAAATAAAATTTTATAAAAAATATGAATTATATTATGTAAAATTTTATAAAGAATATATTTTATAGTTAAAACATATATAAATTTTTATAATAAAAAAATGATATATATAAAAATAAATCCTATAATATAAATATATTATAATGCCTTTATATTCAAGTTTATCATATAATATAGAACAAGATTTAGATATAGAAGAAGTAAAAGGTATTCAATTTTCAATATTAAGTCCAAATGAAATTTTGAAAAGATCAGTATGTGAAATAACAAAAACTGATACATATTCAGCAAATGAACCAGTAATAAATGGATTATTTGATATAAGAATGGGAGTTTTAGCTTTAGATAGATTATGTGGAACATGTGGATTAAAAGCAAGTTTATGTCCAAATCATATGGGACATATAAAATTAGAAACTCCATTATATCATGCGATGTTTTTTGATATAACAAAAAAATTATTAAAATGTGTATGTTTTCATTGTAGTAAATTATTTGTAACAAAAGAAACTACAAATAAAAATTATAAAGATGAAATTACAAAAATATTAAATATAAAAAATAATCAAAAAAGATTTGAAACATATGTAAAATTTGTATCAAATATTCCATCAAAAGTAAAAATAGAACAAGGGTGTGGATTTGATGGTTGTTTAGGATGTGGTAATTCGTTACATTATAATGTAAAAAAAGATACAATAAAATTAAAATTAGAATATAGTGATGGTGGAGATGAAAATAATGAAAAATATGAAATGGATATATTACCAGAACAAGTATTAAAAATATTTAAAAGATTAAGTGATAAAGATATAGAATTATTAGGTTTTAATCCAATTTGGTCAAGACCCGAATGGTTAATTAGTACTATACTTCCAGTATGTCCACCAGCAGTTAGACCAAGTGTTATTGAAGAAAGTGGTCAAAGAAGAGAAGATGATTTAACACATAAATTATGTGATATTGTTAAACATAATTTATTATATAAAGAAAAAAAATTGAAAAATACATCAGTTGATATATTATCAAAAATAGCATATGCTTTACAATATCATGTATTTACTTTATTAGATAATTCTATACCAGGATTAGCGCCATCATTACAACGAAATGGACGTAAATTAAAAAGTGTATCAGATAGAATGAAAAAAAAAGATGGTCGTATTCGTGGAAATTTAAATGCAAAAAGAGTTGATCAATCAGCTCGATCTGTAATTACACCTGATCCATATATATCTATAGATCAATTAGGTGTTCCTATAAAAATAGCAATGAATTTAACATTTCCCGAAATTGTTAATAAAAATAATTTTACTAATATGCAAGAATTAGTAAGAAAAGGACCAGATGAATGGCCTGGTTCTAAATATATTAATAAAGGAGGAAAAAATGGTCGAACAATTAATTTAAAATATTGTCCGAGATCAGATGAAGCAAATAATTTAAAAATAGGTGATATTGTTCATAGACATTTACAAGATGATGATTATGTTTTATTTAATAGGCAACCATCATTACATAAAATGTCTATGATGTGTCATCGTGCTAAAGTAATGCAATATAAAACTTTTAGATTAAATGTTTTAGTTACACCACCATATAATGCAGATTTTGATGGTGATGAAATGAATATGCATTATCCTCAAACAGTTCAAACAATGAATGAGTTAAGAGATTTAGCTTATATACCTTATATGATTATAAGTCAAAAAGATGGAATACCAATAATAGGAATGGTTCAAGATGTATTATTAGGATCATATCGAATTAGTGATAATAAAGTCAAAATAGATTGTAAAGATGTATATAATTTACAAATGGTTAATTCTAATTTTCAAGGAAGAATGAAATATAAAAAAGAATATACAGGAAAAGAAGTATTTTCATTAATATTACCACCTAATATTAATACAGAAGTTGGTAAATTTAAAGTTATAAATAGTGAAATAATTGAAGGAAAATTAGGAAAAAATTCATTTAAAAATAGATCAAAAGGATTAATACCTATAATATATCATGATTTTGGTCCAAAAGTTGCTATGAAATTTTTGGATGATACCCAACGTTTAATATGTAGATGGTTAATGTTGGATGGTTTTAGTGTAGGTTTAAGTGATTTAGTTATGAGTAAAAATGATAATAATAAAATTAAAGATATCATTAATGAATATAAAAAACAAGCTTATCTTAAATTAAATCAATTTAGAAAAGGAGAATTTGTTAATACAGGTATATTTGATAATGAAAAATTTATTGAAAATGAAATTATTAATATTATGAATTTAATAAATAAAGATGTACAAAATGTATGTATGGATGGTAAAATACTAAATGATGATACTAATCGTATGATTAATATGGTTAATTCTGGTAGTAAAGGAAAAGAAAGTAATGTTACACAAATAATGGGTTGTGTTGCACAAGTTAAAGTTGAAGGAAAACGAATTCCTTATGGATTTACTCATAGAACTTTACCTCATTATCAAAAATTTGATGATGGACCAGAAGCAAGAGGTTTTGTTGAAAATGGATTTATTCATGGATTAACACCACAAGAAGTATTTTTTCATGCAATGGGAGGAAGAGAAGGTTTAATAGATACTGCAGTTAAAACATCAGATACTGGTTATATTCAACGTAGATTAGTTAAATCTATGGAAGATGTTAAAATATATTATGATTTTACTGTAAGAAATGCAACAGGAGTAATAGTTCAATTTGTATATGGTGAAGATGGTATGAATGGTTCTAAAATAGAAAGTCATGATATTAAAAATTTAATTAATATGAATAAAATAGAATTAGAAGAAAATTACTTATTATCTGAAAATGATATATTAAAAGTTTATTTATATAAAAAACAAGAAATAGAAAGTATTAAATTTTATAAAGATTATAGAGAATTATTTGATGAATTAATTCAAGATCGAGAAATTTTAATTACTAAAGTATTTGATAATAAAAATAATGAAGAAATATTATATCCTATACCATTTAAACGTATATTAACAAATGCATTAAATCAATTAAAAACATTAAATATTGGTAAACGTAAATCAGATTTAGATGGAGGATATATTTTAAATAAAATTAAATGGATTAAAACAAATTTAATTGTTGGAATTAATAAAGAATGTTGTTTATTTTTTAGAATATTATTAAATATATTTTTAAATCCAAAACAAATATTAATTAAATATAATTTTAATAAACAAACATTTGATTATATTATTGATAAAATTATTAAATATTTTAAACAAAGTATTGCACAACCAGGTGAAATGGTTGGTATAATAGCAGCACAAACAATTGGAGAAATGGGAACTCAAATGACTTTAGATTCATTTCATGTTAGTGGAACAGATGCAGCCGTTAATGCTACAAGTGGAGTTCCAAGATTAAAAGAATTATTAAGTGTTAGTAAAAATATCAAAACACCAATGATGCATATATACCTAAAAGAAGATATATCTGAAATTTCAAAAAACTTAAATGATACTAATATTGATAACGAATTAATACAAAAAAATAAACAAAATGTATTAAATATTAAAAATAATATTGAAATTATTAGATTTGCAGATATTATTGATAAAAGTGAAATATATTGGGATGATGGACAATTATCTGAAATACATAATGATAAGGCATTTATAGATTTATTTAATGAATTTAAAATTGATTGTAATAAAAGAGAAGATGAATTTAGTAATTTAATTCTTAGAATGATATTTAATAAATCAAAATTATTAGAATATAAATTAAATATGATTGACATATACACTTCACTTAATTTATATTATGAAAATATTGTTGAATGTATATATAGTGATGATAATTCTGAACAATGTATTATGCGTATTAAAATGATAGAAAATTCAGATAATATATATGAACAAGAAGATCATTTAACTTTATTAAAAGCTATTGAATATAATATTATATATAATTTATTAATTAAAGGTATTAAAGGTATTAAAAAAGTATCATTAGAAGGTATTGAAAATATTGAATATAAAAATAATGAATTTAAAAAAATTCATAAATGGACTTTAAATACTGATGGATCTAATATGAAAGAAATTCTTTTAAATATAAATGTTAATTCTTATAAATCTAAATCAAATGATATTAGAGAAATATGTGAATTATTAGGAATTGAAGCTGCCAGAAAAGCTTTAACTATTGAATTAGAAAATGTTATTGGAGAAGGTAAATTAAACTATAGACATTTATCATTATTAGTTGATACTATGACCAGTAGAGGTCAATTAATGTCTATTGATAGACATGGTATTAATAGAAGCGATGTTGGACCTTTAGCTAAATCTTCTTTTGAAGAAACTACTGATATGTTAGTTAATGCAAGTATTTTTAGTGAATATGATAATTTAAATGGTATTAGTGCAAATGTTATGTTAGGACACAAAGCACCATGTGGAACAGGTGACTTTAATGTTCTTATTAATGAAAATAAATTTATTAATGTTATGAAAAATTTTAATAATGTTATCATTGAAAATAATAATAATATTGTTGATGAAGATATTAATCAAGATGATATATTCATTAATATTAATTTACCTGAAGTTAAAAAAAATAACTCTAAATGCTTCAACAGATTTATTAATTTTTAATAAAATTATCAAAATTATTTACATTTCTATCATTTTCAAATATTTTTGTATTTTTACCATTATATTTTAAAATTGTTGGATAATAAAATAAAAATTTAGAAATATTTTTTGATACTTTATTCGTTTTAAATAATTTTGATTCTATCTCATATATATTTATATTTTTATTCTTATTTTTTGCTTTTTTCCATTCCTTTTTCATTAATTTACAAAATCTACAATCATTCATTGTTAATAAATAAATTGCATCTTTTTCTATTTTAAATTTTTTTTGATAATCTTCTAAATTATTTATTTTTATTGTAACCATTTATTTTTATTATATTATAATAAAAATGTCTTTTTATAAAATTTCTTCTGATATTTCTTGTAATAATATGATTAAATTAACTAAAAAAAATCAAGATGAAAATCATAATCTATTTTTATATCAAATGTTAAGTAAAAATTGTGGTTCTGGTAATAATGATGGATACCTTATTCCTGGTGAATTAATTAATGTTAAACATTGTCATAATAAACGCTCTGATTATGATTTAAATTGGTGGGATAATAAATATAATACATGTGTTGGTGAAGAATTTAATATTAATACTAAATCTAAATTAAATAATATTTGTAATTATATTAATGATATACCTAATAATGATAAACTTAAAAATAAATTTAATTGTAATAACAATAATTCTTGCAACCCTCCTGACTTCTCTAAAGCCAATATTGTTAATTGTAAAAGTCATATCACTATACAAAATAAAGAAACAGATAAATTAGAAAATTATTGCCCACAAACATTCAAAGACTTTAATTATGGAAATATCAAAAGTTGTGATTTAACTAACAATAATACTACTATAAGTTATAATAATATCAATTGTATTGGTTCTGATATTTATTGTTAATTTTTATATCTGTTATTAAATAAATGTCTATAAGTAGATATAATGAAAAATTTGACAAAAAAGATTATTCTAAATTAATTCGTAAAAAAGATATGTATGAAAAAAAAATTGTAAATATTAATAAGAAAATTTTAAAATTAAATGTTAAAAATCAAATGCTTTATAATAAAGCAAATGAAATTTTAAAAGAAAAAATGAAATTACTAAAGGAAAAAACACAAAACAATAGACGTGGTATTAACAGAAGTGATGCAAAAATTGCAAACAAGCAAACAGAAATAGAGCAAAAAGAAATAGAGAAACAAAAAGTACGGAGTAATAAAAACAAAATATTAATAAAGCTAGAAGAATATAAAGAAAAAATAAAAATATATGGTAATATTATAGAAAATATAGAAAATAATTTAAAGAAATTTGATGCAAATAATAATAGATCTATGTCATTATTACCAAGGAGTAGAAGAATTTCAAGTCAAATAAGTAGAATAAGTAGAATTCCTTTTACACCTTTTACACCTTTTACATCTTTTAATAACTGGGGAAAAAATTATATTAAAGATGATAACCCAAGTAGAAGTAGTAATATTAGTAAAGATAGTACTGATAGTACTGATGATGTTCAAATAAAATTAAATAAAGATGAAGAAGCAGCACTGTTATTAGAACTTGATGAAATGGAAAAAGATATCAAAAAAGGTGCAAATATCAAAAAAAAAAAATAAAAAATATTTTCAAAAATTATTAACAGAACAATAAACAAAAGATTAAAAGTTATATTAAAATTGAGAAAACGTGAAAAAACTGGAAAATAAATTATTATTCGCATAATAATTTATAAAACATTATTAAAATTTTTTCTTCTTCTCTTAAATTATTATATAAAATATATAATTCATACATTATATGATATATAACATCATTATTATCTATATTTATTATAGTTTTTTTGAATTCAATATAATTTAATATTTTTTGAATAATTTCATTTTTAATAGAAATTGGTAAATATAATTCAGCATTAGTTTTAAAAAAAAAATAATTGTATTTATTATTTAAAATTAAATTATTTGCTAATTGCCATTTTCTTTTTTTTTCTGTATCAGTATTATAATATATTTTATCATTTTGATAATTATATATATTAAAAATATTATGAATCATTAATTATAATATATAATATATAATATATTTCATTTTTTATATATAAATTTATAACCTTTATAATAATAATATTCTATAGGATTATATATAATATTTTTACGTTTATAATATGGCATTTCTATTGATTTTATTTCATCATCAATATTTATATATTCGATTTTATTATCTATTATAATAAAACAATTATCATCTTTATTTAATTTTATACAAGATATATCATATTTCATTCTATATGTTAATTCTGGATTATTATCTAAGGACTTTATATCCAATAATATTTTTAATATATCTTCATTTATATCATAATCTTTTGATATAAAATATTTTTTTATATTAATTTTTGGTAATTCTGATAATATTAATAATCTTAATGGATTTTCTGAATAATATTTATTAGTTTTTTCAATTAAAAAACCATCATTTGGATATAATTGTTGTAACAAATTATTATATTTAATTTTACTATTAAATTTTATTTTTTTTTCAAATATTATATTATTAATATCAATAATATCATTATAATAACAAGGATGTATTAATAATAATATATTATTTTGATTTTTATATTTTTCATATAATATAAAATTTTTATATTCTATTGGATAATATTTATTTGTAATTTTTAATGATTTTATATCTTCAAGTAATAAATCAATTTTACTATTAATATCTATTAATTTTTCAGTTTTATGATAATAAATATAAAATTTAACAAGATCAAAATGAAAATTAGTTATTTTATTTTTTTTAAATAAATTATTTAATTTTTTAAAATCTATTATTATATTTTGAAGATTATAAAATAATGTTTCCATGTTATTTATATAAAAATAAATATATTTTTATATAAATAATGAAACAGAATGATATAGAAAAATATTTAATTGATAAAGATTATAAATATTCTTATTATTATTTACCATGGTCTATTATTAATACTATTGCACATAATTGGTCAAGAAATAGACAACCTGATGATAATAAAATAGAAGAAATGTATAATAATTATATATTAAATAATCATTTACATTTTTTTTTACATTTAGCTTTTCATGAAGATGAAAAATTAATTATTTATGATGGTATACATAGATCTAAAGTTCTTCAAAAATTAATTAATGGTTATAATAATCAAGATTCAATTGATAAAAAAATATTTATATCTATATTATGGGATGCTAATAATGATGATATATATGAAGATTTTAAAAATTTAAATAAAGCAAATATTGTTCCAGAAATTTATATTTATGAAGCACAATATAATGATAAATTTAAAAAAGATTTAAATGAATTTATTAATTTATATAAAATTCAACATAAATCTTTTGTTAAAACTTCTAATAATCCAAAAATTCCACATTTTGAAATTAATCAATTTCAAAATGAAATTACTGAAATTTATGATAAATTACCAAAAGATAAAAAAAATATAGAATTTATAAAAACAATATTAAAAAATTATAATGAAATTATGAAAAATAAAGCAGAAAATTATATAAAAAAAAATAGTTTTATATGGAAAAAATGTGAAAAAAATGATTTTTGGTTATTTATTGAAAAACCAATAAATAAAAAAGAATTATTAAAATTAATATAAATATTTATTTATTTTTTTTCTAAAAAATGTATAAACATTATTAGATTTATAAACCAAATACAAAATAAAAGAACATTTGTTTGTTGTATATCTGTATTTAATATTTCAATTTTATTTAATAAATTATTTGATTGAGGAACATTACTAATTAAAGATATCATTTTATTATTATAAAAACTATTATCAACCATATATTCACAACAACGAAAAGGTATATTTATAATCATTATATATAAATATAAATATATAATTATTTTTATATATAATGATTATTTTATTTGTCAAATAAAAAAATAAATTTATATAATGTCTTACTGAGATATTTTAACAGATGACTTAAAACAACACATTATTAATATGAGAGATAATAAAATCAAAAATGAAAATAAAGATAATCCTGACTATCAATTCAAAATAGGTATATGGGTTTTACCTCCATGTAAATTGGAAAAATATTGGATTATGAATCCTCATGTAAAAAAATTTAATGATTCGAGAAAAACTTTAGCTTTATGTATTGAAATAACAAGAATTAATTTGAATAAATTGACAATTTATATAAAAGATACTAAATATTGCCTTAAATTTCCCCGATTAAATTATATTACCCAAAAATTTCATTTGACGAAAATAATATTCCTTTTATCTTCATTAAAAACCAAATGTTAAATGTAAATGATAAAATATATTTTAAAGATTTAATTACTTTTGAAACCTGGTATGACCTTTAATTTTTATATAAAAAAAAATGATTATTGATTTTTAATTATAATAAAAATGTTAATTGGAGCACATATTAAAAAAGAAAAATCATTAAAAAAAACTATTGATAATTTAAAAAAAAATGAAGGAAATGCTTTACAATTTTTTACAAATAATCCTAAAATATGCAAACCAGCTAATTTAGAAAAATATTTATTAGAAAAAGATGAAATATTAAATAATTATAGTGATATTGGATTAGTTATACATTCTACTTATACTGTTAATATGTCAAGATTTGAACATAATACAGAAAATGGAAAAAAAATATTTGAAATATTAATGACAGATTTAACAATTGCAAATGAATTAAATGCAATTGGTGTAGTAGTTCATGTTGGTAAAAGTGTAGAATTAAATAAAGATATTGCTTTACAAAATATGTTAAATTGTATATTAGCAATAATAGAAGGTATTAATAAATTTAAATTAAAATCTAAATTAATTTTAGAAACTGCAGCAGGACAAGGAACCGAATTATTAGTAGATATTGATGAATTAATTAGTTTTTATAATCAAATCGAAAATAAAAATAATATTGCTTTATGTTTTGATACATGTCATGTATATAGTGCTGGATTTGATTTAATTAATGTATATAATAAAATTCAAGAAAAAACAAATAATAGTATTATATTAATACATTTAAATGGTAGTAAAACAAAACAAGGTAGTAAAGTTGATAGACATGAAAATTTATCTAAAGGATTTATTCAAATTGATATTATTAAAGATTTTATCAAAAATATTAATAAAGAAATTATGATTATTTTAGAAACACCTGATGAAAATTTAATTAAAGAAGAAATTAATTTTATTAAAGAAAATATTAATTTATAAGATTCATTACAAATCTATTATTTTGTCTTGAAATTATTATATTATATCCATAATATCTTACATATTTAATTATTTCTTTTAAATATTCATCATGATTTTTAAAATTTATATTTTTTATTATATGATTTCTTGCAAGATAAACTATATAAACTGTTGGTATTGTATTTATTGTTGTTCCTGTAAATAATTGAATTTTTTCTTGATCATTTAATATTATTTTTATATCATTATTTAAATATTTATATAATATTTTTCCAAAAAAATTAAATTGAAAAAGAGTTATATTATCATCTATACATTTTATACCAATTATATTATTAATATCATTATTTGTTATTATAAATTTATATTTTGATATATTTATTATATTATTTATATTATTTAATAATATATTATAATTTAAATTCGAAATATGAATCTTATTTTTAAAAAAATATTGATTATTAAATGTTTTTATTTGTAAATTATTTAATAATTTCATATTCTTTACATTTTTTATTTTTTCTAAATAATATAAATTAAATACATCATTAATTATTAAATATTTTAAATCATTATTTAATATATTAATATATTTATAAATATTTATTATTTTATATTTATTTTCAAATTTATTAAAATGTTCAGAAATTTCTTCCAATAATTTAAAAATATTAAAAATTTTTACTGAAATTTTTATATTATATATTTTATATATATTATCATTTATTAAAATATTCATATTATAATTAATATTTATTTATTTATGTAAAAAATAACATAACTAAATATATATTATTATTTATTTAAAAATTATGTAACTTTATCTAAATATATCTTATAACATATATAAAATATTAAAAATAGTTGTATTATATTAAAAAATATTAATGAAAAACTATTTATTAAAATACCATATATTAACCATAATAATACTGCCAAAAATAAAAATATAAAAGACATTAAATTTAAATTTTTTGTATTATTATATATATATATATAATAACATTGAGGTATCATTGATATTGATGATAATATACCTGCTATACTACCTATTATTTCATAATATATCATTTATTTAAGATCCATATTTTATAATTCTTTATTTTATTTTTAATTTTCTTTATTTTTTTGAACTATCTACATAATATAAATAATAAAAATATTGTTAATTTATATCTCTATTTATTTTTGATCATATTGTTCTAATAAAATACTACTTGTGATCATATGTTTTTTGATAAATTATATAAGTGTGATCATATTTAATTTTTATTGATAAATATAGTTTTTAATATGATCATAATAATATTGATAAATTATATAAGTGTGATCATATTTAATTTTTATTGATAAATATAGTTTTTAATATGATCATAATAATATTGATAAATATTTAATAAATAGTTTAAAAAATAATTTAAATAAAATAGATTGGTTTATCTGAAAATCCAAATATTTTTATATTAAGTTAACAATTATATTATGTTTGAAAAAATAAATTTCAAATAATAATAAAATAAAAGTTTTAAAAAAAGAGGTAAATTATAAAATAATTATTAAAATTATTATTATTAAAGTTAATATTAATTAAATTATTATATTTAATATAAATATAAATATTATCATTATTAGTATGATTTAAATGTTTAAATTTATCTAATGTAGTATTATAATTATAATATAATTTTTATATATTATTAATAGGTGTTTTAATATTATTATTAGTTTTTTTAGGTTTAAATTTAATTGGAGGTATATTCCATTTTTGTTTTCGAATTTGCCATGGTGTAGAATTAATATTTCCATAACATTCTGTATTCATTAAACAATTATTATTACATTTTGATTTTTTAATTAATTTGTTATTTAAATAAATAAAATATTGAAAGATATTTTTATTATCAGAATTAGCATAAATTAGATATTTATAAAGATAATATTTAATAGAAAATAATGTTCCAATAGTATATTGTTTATATGAACAAATAGATATACATGTATTATTAGCATTAATAATATCTATTAAAAATATATCATCTAAATATATAAAAATATTATCTTCATTTTGAATAATATTAATATTAATAATTTTGGAACAATAATCAATTATAAATTTAGGATTAAGAGAAAAGGTAGTAATATATGGTATTGAATAGTGATAAAAATTTATTAAATTTTTATCATAAAGTAAATTAATAGCATTAAAATTCATTAAAGGATATTTATTATTTTTGATAATAATTAATAAATCATTTAATATATGAAGATATTTATTATCAATTTTTTTATCAATTTTATTATTAATTTTATGAATATTATTAAGGTTATTAAAACCATAAATTTTATTAAATATAGTGTATCTATTATAAACTTTTTCCCATCTATAATATGATAAATTAGGTTGTGATAATTCTATTAACATATTATAAATTAAAAGATGTTGATTTAAAATATTTAAATTCTGAATTTTATTAGATGTAGATAAATATATATTATAATCAATATTTGAAACTTCAGTAATATCACATAAAGGAATATTTTCAACAAAAATTTTAAATGTTTTAATATTAAATAAAGATTGTCTCATTTGAACATATTTAAAATTATGTTGAGATATCAAATTGATAAGTTTTTTGCCAGTTTTAATAGCATTATTAGTATATAAATCATAATCAGGAATATCAATATCATTATAAATTTTTTTATTATCAGGTAAATAAATATTAATAGCAGTTCCTCCATATAATATTAATTTATTAAATTTAATAAATTTAATTAATAGATTAAAAAGTTTTTTAGAATTTTTATTATTTTTTAAATAAAGTTTTTCATTTTGTTCATAATTTTTAGATAATTTTTTAATATGTTCATTACATATAGTCATTTATTATTAAAAAATATTTTATTCAAATTCATATCTATCATCATTTTTAAGTTTTTCATTTCTTTCTTGTAAATATTTTTCAGATTGTTTAATAGTATAATCATAATTATTATTATTATTATTATCATTAATTTGATATTCAACAAATTCATTATAATTAAACTTAGGCATAATAGAACCAACTTGTGTATCTTCTTTAATTTTAGTTTTATAATCATTAATTTTATAAGGAAAAACTCTTGATTTATTATTTTGTCCTAAAGTAGTGCAAATAGGTGGATTATGTGCTATACTTGTTTTATATGGTGAATTATGACTAATAGGATTATATATTTTTTTAGTTTGTGGATATTGACATTTTTTAGAATTAGCATAATCTTTTAATTTTTTTCTTTTTAAATCATCTAATAATTTTTCTTGATCTTTTTTATCTTTATTAATTCTTTCTTTAAATCCATTAAAAATTTCATTAAATATATTAGATTTGCCATCTTTAAGATCTTTTTGTTTAATAGCATTAGCTTCATTATGTAATTCTAATAATATAAAATGTTTATAAAAAATTTCTCTTAATTTATATTTATTAATAACAGTAATTTCTAATATTTCAATTTCAAAGGGTTTATATTTTTTAGAAGATAAGAATGCAATAAATAAATACATATCAAATTGAAAATGAATTAATATATCTTTAAGATGTGGTAACATATTTTCATAAATTTTATTTTGATTAACAATTTGTTTATGATTATGATTATTTTTAATTTTTTTATGTGAATGTTCTAATTTATGAATATGATTATAATTAATATATAAATTTCTAATAATATCAAATAAAATTTTTTCATAAGTATTATATTCTAATTCATGATAAACTTCATTAATTTGTGTATCTTTCATAATAGAATATTCAGTAGAATTATATAAATTAATTTTAATAAAATGTTCATCTTGTTCTCCAGTAATTAATCTTAATCTATGTAATTTAATTTCTTTATTATTAGGAGATCTTAATAAAATTTTTTTATATTGATCAATAATTTTATAATCATATATAACATCAATATTATCAAAATCTTCAATATCAACTTGATGAGATAAATAGTTATCATTAATAGGAACTTCTATAGATAAATTATTAGATTGTTGAGGTATAACATCTCTATCTAAATTATAATGATGTATATCTTGAAAATATTCATAATTATAAGTATATTTAAATATATAAAAAAGTATTAATACAAATATAATATAATATATAATTTCTATCATTTGTTTTAATAATAAGTAATAAAATTATGAATACAACAGATGCAATAATAATAGGTGAAGGATTTTTAGGATTATATTCAGGAATAAAATTAGCAGAAAAGGGTTATAATGTAAAAATTTTTGAAAAAAAGAATAAAATATTTAATAATAATATAAAATATATTTTTCATGAAAATAATTATAATTTAAAAAAAATGTTATTAAAAATGGATATAAATTTAGTATCAATAGAATTAGATAATAAATATTTTGAAATAATTAATAATAAATTAGAATTAATGCCAACAAAACTTAAACAAGAAACAAAATTTAATGAAACATGTATAAATATAGTTGGTAAAAATATTACAAATTTTTTACAAAAAAATTTTTATGATTTTGATTATTTATTAAGTTTAGATACATTAAAAGCAATACAATCAATAAAAAAACATTATTTAATATCAAAAAAATATTATATAATAAAAGAGTCTTTTTTATCAATATTAAAAAAAATGAGAATTTATTTTAAAAGTTTAAATGGACAAATATTTATTAATAATAATATAAATAATATAAGTATAACAAATAATAATCAATTTATATTATCAATAAATAATAAAGAATGGTATTGTAATATAATAATATCAACAATAAGTTCAAAAAATTTAAATAAAATATATAATTTATTTTTTTTAAATGAAAATTTAAAAAAAATAAATATTTTAGATAAAAAAATATTAGAAAAATATCATATAGCAATACCAAATAAAAAAAATAGATTTAATAATGAACATAATTTAAACAATATACAAATATTTAATAATGAAAATGTATATTTTTTTATATGTCATTTTGATTTTTGTAAAAATCCATATTGGATAAGTAATTTAATTGATAATATAAATGATATTATGAAAAAAATATAAAAAAATGATATATAAATATAATAAAATGAAAAATAAAAAAAATTTAAAAATAGAAATTCCAAAAAATAATACAACAATTTTAAATTGGGATATTTTTAGAAAAAAAAATATAAAAGAATTAGAAAAAAAATATGGATCAATAAATAAATCAAATAGTGAATTTTTAAATAAAGAATTATTAAATAGATGGCAAACCCATTTAAAAGAAAATTTAATTTTAAATTATTAAATATTATCTAAAGATAATAATTTAATAAAAATATTAATAAAATCTAAATAAAAGTCCATAGCAGGTTTAATATAATCCCCTTTATAAATTTTATATCTAAATAAAATTTGATTAGTATCATACATTACAAAAATAGAAAATAATATAATACCAATATATAAAACAATTTTTTTAATATTTTTATTAGGTTTAGTAAATATCATAATAATTTGTGCAATAATTAAACCAATTAAAAAAGCAAATAAATATAATCCAATAAATCCAATATCATAATTAAATTTTTTTAATATAAATGCAAATATAGACATTAAAAAAAATATAAATATAGAACTAAATGTTGCTGTATTTAATGAATTATTATCTAATTTTTGACTTAGATTATAAATTAATAAACCAATTATTATTGAAAAAACTAAAAATACTAATAATCTAATAATTATAGAAGTATCGTGTGGTAAAAATATAAAAATAAAAATAACTATAAAAGATAAAATAATTAAATATAATATATTAATATCTTTAAAAAATTTAGTAATTATATTATCATTTAATCTTAAATAATATAAAAAAGTATAAGTAATAATTAATTGAATAATTAATACAAAATATACTTTATATAAAAAATTAAATTGTTCATTTGATATTTTCATTTAATATATTTAAAGATTATTATTTTTTTTAATAAATTTAGAACAAGTAATATTACTATGTAAAGAACATCTAAATTTAAAATTATTATTAAATTTATGAATAGGAATATGAAAAATATGTTTATTATATCTTTGATTACATTTAGTATCAAGGCATTTATATCTAAATATATTATCTTTAAAATATACAATATTTTTGTAATTAGAAAATAAATTATATTTTTTTTTTATAAAAATATGAGTATCATAATTATTTTTAATAATAAAATCTGATAATTTAATATGAGAAGATGAAATATTTTGAATTTTATAACATATTTTATAAATATCAAAATTAGAAGTAGGTAATGGTGAATGAAATCCACCAAAAAGATCAATATTCATTATTAATAATATATAAATATAATTTTATATATTTTTAATCATGTAAGTATCTTTTAATATATAACCAAGTTTTCTATAATAATCTCTAACCCCAGTTCCACTAATAATAGCAATTTGTTTAAAACCATAATTAATAGCAATATTTTCAGCATTTTTAATTAAATTTTGACCATATCCTTTATGTTGATAAGAATCAAGATTATGATTACCAACAATATTTAAATTAGAATAAACATGTAATTCTCTAATTAAAGCGGAATTATTTAATATATCTAATACACCTTGATAATTATAATTAAGTCTTAATCTTAAAAATCCAATTAAAAAATCGTTAGTTTCATATGATATAAAATATTCATCAGCATTAGATGCTTTATAATATTCAATATTTAATTTAATATCTTGAATATTAACAAAATTATTTTTAATTTCTCTACAACGAATACAATTACATTTCCAATTATTTTTAATCATATCATCTTGTAATAATTGTCTTAAATTAACATATTTTTTATTATAACCACCAGATATATAAGTAGATGGAATATCTCTAATAATTCTATTTAATCTTTTCCATTTTTGTATTTTAAGTTTAAAATCTTTAATTAATTGAAATAATAAATAATCATCATATGGTATATATGTTCCTTGATCAAACCATTCTTTAATTAAAGTCCAAGGAACAACGGCAGTAGGATAAATTTTATATTGATCAACTTGTAATCTTTGATCGTATAATGAATCATTTAACATAATTTGATCTAATTGAAAATCCGAACCAGGTAAATTAGGCATTAAATGTATATCAACTTTAAAACAATTATTTTTTAATAATTGTATAGCATTATAAACAGTTTCAATTGTATGTCCTCTTTTAATTTTTTTTAAAACAGTATTAGATGTATGTTGAACTCCTAATTGAACTCTTGTACAATTATATTTTCTTAATAGTTTAATTTCATTAATATTAATACTATCAGGTCTGGTTTCAATAGTTAATCCAATAATATGTATAGTAGAATTTTCATTAAATGTAATTTCTTGTTGTAAAGAAAGTAAATTTCTTTTATAAATATGATAAAATGTATTAGCAGCATAATAAATTTTAGAAATAAAATCATCTTTATATAAAATAGGATATTCACTCCACGTTCCTCCTAATATTATTAATTCAATTTTATCAATATTATGTCCCATTTTAATTAAAGTTTCAATTCTTGAATTAAATTGTAATATTGGATCAAAATTATTAGCATTTGCTCTTAAAACAGCAGGTTCTGAATATAAATAACTTCTAGGTTGATCAACCCAATTATTACCTTTATGTGCTTTTTCATTAGGACAATATGCACAATTATGTTTACATGAAAATTTTCCAATAATATGTTTACCATTTTCATCAATATATTCAGGATGTGCAGAAGTTAATATAGTAACAACTAATACTCCAGAATTAGATTTATGTTTTTTTTTAATAATTAAATTTTTTAAATTGTTATCATTTAAATTTAAAAAATTATAAAATTTAATTAAATCAGCTTTAGATAATGTAATTTTATATTTTTTTTGTATAATTTTAAAAAATTTAAAAATATCATTATTATTTTTAAAAGTAGTACTATAATAATTAAATTCTTGAATTAAATTATTCCAATCATCTGTTTTAAAAATTTTATTTTTATGATTATTATTATGTTTTAATATATCTTCAATATCATCCATTATAATAATAATTAAATATTATAGTTTTAAATATAAAAAATGATATTTAAAAAAATTAATATTAAACATGTTAATTGTAAAATGGAATAAATATAGAAATTTAGATGATATTAGAAGATGTGAAAATTGTCTAATTATAAATGAAAAAAATAATTTTAAATATTGTAGTCAATGTAAAATATGTTGTTATTGTTCAAAAACATGTCAAATAGAACATTGGAAAAAAGATCATAAATTTCGATGTAATATAGAAATAAATAAATTAAAATCAAAAGAAAGACAAGAGTATAGAAATTTATATAATGTATTAATGATAAAATATTATGAAAATAATATAATAAAAAATAATAGTATAATATTTTCAAGTAATAATAAATATTGGAAAGTAGTAGATGATCCAGAAAATATAGAAAATATTTATATATTAATATCAACAACAAAAGAAACTTTTATAGAATATTGTAATGAAAAATGTTTATTATATGAAAATTATATAGATAAATTTAATTTAATATTTTATGGATATAATTTTATATTACATTTATAAATATTATATTTTAGATTTATAATATAACCAATTAAAATCATTATTATTTAAAAATGTAGAAAATTCAATATAATGATTTTTACATTTATTATTATTAATTAATTTATAATCAATAAAACCATTTTTAATATAAAAATTAATAAATTTATTTTTATTTTCAATACAAACAACTATAAAATCTTTATCATTATATTGATTATAAATATAATTTAATAATATTTTACCATATCCATTATTTTGAAATTTTTTATCAATTAACATAAATTCAATAGATAAAAAATTCCCAATATTATCATTATAATGTCTTTGATAAAAAATAATAAATCCAATAATTTTATTATTTAAAGATATAAAAACTCCTTGCCATAAAGGGATAATAAAAATATCTTTATTTTTATTATTAATATAATATTTATTCCAATTATTAAAAGATGATTTAATATCATCTGTATATAACCATGAATTTAAATCATCTTTATAAAAATTATTTCTTTTAGATAAAATATTAATATAATTTAAATGTATGCTATTTTCAAAATTAATATTTAAAAAAATCATAATATATATAATATTTTATATATAATATCATTTTTATATAAATAAAATATTGATATAAAAAAAATATATTAAAATAAAATATGAATAATTATATAATAGATTATTTAAATAATTCAAATGATATTGAAAAATATAAAAATTTAATAGAAAATTATATATCAATATATAATATAGATTTAAAAAAATTAAATAAAACCGAATTAAAATATATATTAAAAAATGATATATTAAATATAATAATAAAATATATTTCAACTAAAAAAAATGATTTAAATATAAAAGATTATGAAAATTTAATAAATAAAGGATTAAAAACAAAAGAATATGAAAAAGAAATAATAAATATAATTAAAAATGGAAATAAATAATATTATAATAAATTTAAAAAATTTAAATATAAATAAAAATAAATGTTTAAAATGTTACAACAATTTTAAATTTTTAATTAAAAAAAAATGTTTTAAATGTTATAATATAAAAAAAAAAATATATTTATATAAATAAATTATTTTTTAATAAATAATAAAGCAATTAATGATGATAAAAAAATTAATGATATAAAAACTAATATAATAATTGTATATATAAAACCAAATTCTCTTCTCCAATTTTCAGAACATATACATTCTTTTATTTTTAATTTTCTTATATAATCAATTATAGTTATATAATAAAACATTTGAACAATACCTAAAATAAATCTTAAAAATAGAATAAAATTATTATTAAAATGTAAAAATACAGTAAAAGTATTAATTGTTATTGATATTATTAAAATAATGGCAATAATATTAATATATTTTCTATGCCATAAATCAGCACAATCACAACCTTCTTTTTTTAATTTTTCAGTCCATTGATACATTGAAATATGTAAAATATAAACTAATACAATAAAAATAGTAGCTATTAGAAATGAAATAATATTATTCATTATTTTTATTATAAAAGAATATAAAAAAAATGATAATTATTAAAAATATTAAATTAAAATGAATTATTTAGATTTTTTAAAAACAAAATCAAATATAATTTATAATATATCAAATTATAATTTAGAATTTATTATATCATTAATAACAAGTTTATCTGAAATAAAAAAAAATAGTTATATTGAAATAATAAATTTAAAAAATAATAAAGAATATAATAATAAAATAGGAAAAGTTATAGAAAAATTAGATAATAATAAATTAAAAATATTAATAAATAATAAATATTTATGTATTAAAAAAGAAAATTTAATAAGATATCCAATAATATTATATTTATTATCTAATGAAATAAAAAATAAAAAAGATTTTGAATGGTATAATATTAGTTTTAATTTTCCAATATTTAATAATGAAAATTTTATATTAATTTTTTATAAAGGTGATTATTATTTTGAAAATATAGAAAGATTAAAAATAAAACAATTAAATAATTTTTTTAATAATGCATCTTATGAAATAACAAAAGAATGTAATATATGTAATGAAGAAAAAATAAATTTAGTTTGTTGTAAAAGATGTATAAATACATTTTGTAAAGAATGTTTAAATAAATTTAAAAAAAAAGAATGTCCATATTGTAAAATAAATATAGAATATGATGTAATATCAATTTAAAATTCAGTAAACCAATTACCATTAGTATCTTTATATAATTTCCATTTTTTAATAATATAATCTTTAGGTATTTTATTAAATTTATTAAAATTATTAATATGATACATTGCATTCATTTTATTTTTATTTTGTTTAATATAATCTTGTCTTTTTTTTAATAAATAATTTTTATTTTTTTTATAATATTGTTTTTTATAATCAGAAATTTTATTATGAATAATATGAATATTATTAAGTTCAATTTTAATATTATTATTATTATTAATTTTTCTATAATCTTTCATTTGTGTATTAATAGAATTTCTTAATTTAATAGCATCATCTTTCATATCATTATAATTAATATTATTATTAGATCTCCATGATATATATGAACTTCTTATCATATTAACACCAATTTTAGGACTTTTAATTATATTTTCCATAATTTTATTAACATTATAAATACTTGATTTTTTATTTATATTTTTTAATAATGGAAAAACCCATTCTCTTTTATATAATTTATAACTTTCTTTAAATAAATTAGATAATTTAATTTTACTTTCTTTTGAATATCCAATTACATATTTTTCAGATTTTTTATTTTTTTTAATTTTATTAAATATATATTGAATATAACCTTTATTAGGTATATATATATAATCAATATTTTTATCAATATTTTTATCATTAAATATAAATTTAGTTTCCATTAATTCTTTTCTTGTTGGTGGTGTAAGTACATATGCACTTAATAATAACATTTTATAATGTAATTCCCAGACTTTATTACTATCAATTTCAATATAATTTCGCCATTCTTTTTCTAATTTATCTCTAATTTCTAATAATTTCTGAAAATTAATAAATTTAGTAATTTCATATTTATTTAAAGTATTTTTTCCAGATTCTCTTTCAATAATGATTTTATTAAAATCAGTTTGTAATTGACTATATTTTTTATATAATTCATGTTCATTATTAAAAGCAATTTTCATAATTTTTGAAAATAATTTTAAATCATTATTAAATGTAGATACAGATTGTTTTAAATAAATTCTTTGTTTTAATAATAAAAAAAAAATTTCTAAATTATTAATAACAAACCAATTTAAATTATTATTATTTAAATATTGAGGATAAAAATTTTTTATTATATAATTAATTAAATTAATATAATTTTTATCTAAATCATGAATTGTTATATTAATATTTTTTGGATAATCAGATAAATCATATAAAAATAAAGATTCTGTCCATGATGATTTACCACCATATTCCCCAATAAAATTATATTTAGCATAATTAAATTTATTTTTTAATGTAAAACCTTTAATATTATTTAAATAAAATTTTCCAGTATTATATAATGTTATTAAATCATTATTTTTATTAATTTTTAATAATTTATAATTCTTTTTATATTTCCATTCATCTGGCATTTTATATATTATATAAATATGATTTATTTATTTTTAATTTTTTATTATTTATATCTTTAATATTAAAATTATTAACAATATATTTTAATATTTCATCTACATCAAATCTTTTAGTAAAATTCATATTAATCATATTTTTTAATAAAAAATTATATTTTTTTAATTCATTTTTATTATTAAATTTAATACATTTTCTAAAAATATAAAAATTAATACCTAATGAATATATATCAATTTTTTTAGGATCTAATTTTTTAAGATCAAATGTATTCCATACATTAAGTATATCTTTATATATTTCATCTTTTGTATATAAATCAAAATTTCCATAATTATCTTTATGAAATATATTAATTATATTTTTTGTTGCATAATATAATAATTTTTCATTATTATATTTTTTATTTTCATTATATAAAATATATAATCTTAATTCTGGTGGATAAAAAACATATTTATGTTGTAACATAGCAAAATTATTTATATTATAAATTTTATTTAATTTTTTCTCTAATCCAAAATCTATTAATGATAATTTTTCATTACTTATTAATATATTTCCATAATTAATATCACTATGACAAAAACCAGCTAATTGATATTCTTTAAATGCTAAAAAAAAATTATATAACATATAACTAAATTTATTAAAATTAATTGTTTTACAATTTAAATCATATAAACTTGTTCCTGCATATTGATATATTAATTGATATACAATATCCTTATCATTTAAAGAATTATTATATCTTTTATTATCTATTAAACATTCATATAATTCGTGATATTTATGTACTGTTGATATACTATTTGCACCTTTTAATTTAATAGATAATTTATCAAAATTTTTAATATTTTTATATCTTTGAATAAAAATTGTAAGTTCTTTATTAAATTCATAAAAACTTTTAAAATTAATTTTAAAAATTTTACCAATATCTTTTTTATTTTTATCAGTATATTTAATATAAGTTTTTTTAATATTTTTGATTATTGGTGGTTGAATAACACAACCATATGAACCATCACCTATTAATTTATTAGTCATTTATTTTAAGATATATTTAAAAAAATTATAAGTTTCTTCTTAATAAATAATATGTCATATAAATTACAAGTAATAAATGATCAAAATAAAAAGGTATTTAAAGGTTTATCATTAGTTAATCATGAATTAGATTTTTTATTAGAAAACACGCATACAAAATTTTATATAAATTTAAATTATTCAAATATAAATTTTAAAATTAATACTGATGATATTTTTACATTAAATGATAATAATATAATATTAAATAAAAAAGTTAAATTTAACAAAACTATAGAAAAATTAAATATAAATAAATTATATATAGAACAAAGAATTAATATACAAAAATTAAGTGGTAATTATTATTCAAACGAAAATATACCATTTTTAGATGATTATAATAAAATACCAAAACAATATTTTCCTTTAGATTCATATTCAAATATTATATATACTTCACATTCAAATATAAATTTAAATAATGGTAATATATTTATAAAAAATGGAAATTTATTAATTAATAATAATGATAATAATTCAAATACAAATAGTATTTTACATATAAAAGGCGATAATACTAAAACATTTGTTGATAAAAGATCAACAATTACATTAACTGATAATAATGATATAGATACAATAAAAATATTTGCAAATTATCCTTTAATAACAATTGGTGATATAAATGATGTTAAATTAATAAATTTAAGAGAAAAACATGATTTAAATTTATATGTAAATTCAAATGTATGGATTAATAAATGTTTAGGAATAGGAATGGAACCAGATGAAAATTTTGGATTAAGAATAAATGGTAATATTCAAATAACTGGAAAAATAATAAATTTAACTGATAGTTGTAATCTTAGTTGTAATTTTGATTTAAAAAATTATGTTAAAAAAGAAAATTTAGAAGATTTAGTAAATAAATATGAATTATTATATAGTGTTAGTAATTTTATAGATGTTAATAATAGAATAGATAATATTAATCAAACCCCATTTACTATAAATGATTATAGTATATGTTTAAATGATAAACAAGTAAATATAAATTATTTTGAAAAATTTGATATAAATACAAATTCCGAATTAGGTATAAATAAAATTGGAAAAGTAACTTATCCATCTTTATTTGTAGGTAGTTCATCTAATATTGATCCAAATGGTTATGAAATATTATTTAGAGGTATAGTATGTGATAATGATATAGCAGCTTATTCTGATAGTAATATAAAATATGATATAAAACCTTTAAAAAATAGTCTTCAAAATTTATTAAAATTAGAAGGTATAAAATATAAAAGAAAAGATTTAGAAACAAATTTAGAATATATAGGTTTAATAGCTCAAAATGTAGAAAAATATTATCCAGAATTAGTATCAAATCATAATAATACAAAAATATTAGCATATCAAAATATAGTAGCAATAATAATAGAAGCAATTAAAGAATTATATGAATTAATTAAAACCTAATTTTTAAAATGCGATCAATACTATTTTTTAAATCAGTTTCAATAGTATTACCATCATTAACATGTTTAGAAAAATCATTTAAATTATTTTTAAATATTTTTTTTATATCTGTATCAATTGTATTACCCCTTTTTATATGTTCATTAAAATTTTTTAATAAACTATCCATTCATTTATTATTTATAAATTATTTTTTTTTTTTAAAACTATTATTTGATTTTATCAATTGTAAATCCTTATTATAAATATTTTCTAAATCATTTTTATAAATTTTATAACTATCCTTTAATTCATTTAATTCATCTAACCATATTTTATAAATTGGTGTATTTTTTAATATATCTATCTCTTTCTCTATTTTTAATGCATTATCTTCTAATTTTTTTAAATTATTAGAAGTTAATGATGAAACAGGTAATTTTAATAAATAATTATATGATTTTTTATCATTATTATCATAATCAATATCATCATTTTCATTTTCATATAATTTAGGATAATTTAATTCTTGTAATTTATTAATAACAATATTATCATCAACATTCATAATTTTAATAATATTATTAATAATATCATTTATAAATTTAGCTTTTGCATTTAATTTAATAAATAATTTATTTAAAACTTTTAATTGATATGTTTTTCTTTCATAATAAGATGTTAATCTAACAGAACACCATTCTCTAAAAATATCAACAGTTGTATTATATTTTTTAATTTTAAGTTCAGAATTATATAAATACATATTATTTAATGATAAACAATTAGTTGATGAAAGTTTTAAATCTTTAATTGGATCAATTTTTTGATTAGGATTTAAATAAACAATAAATTTAATATTTAATGCTGAATAATAATTTTCAAAATGTTTAATTTTATTATTGCTAACTAATTCTTCTAATACATCTCTTTTATAATCTTCAATAGCTTTACCAATAGGAATTTCAGTTATTTCAATGGTATTATTATCTATATAATTATAACATCCAATTGATTCATAAATTAAATCATTATCTTTTTTCTTAATAGTTCCTTTATAATTTGGATAATATGGAGACATATTATAAAAATTAGTAGAATTAATAATATCAAATGTTTTAATAATATCATCAGATGTAATAATATCAATATTATTATTTTTTAATTCATTACATAATAAAATACATTGATCAATAACTTCATCTGGATTAAAATTAGGAATACTTGTTGAATATCCAGTTCCTATACCATATACTTGAATAACTAAAACAGATGGAATAATACCTATAAACCAATCAGGTTCAATTTTTTCATTTTCTTCAATTTTATAATTTAAAATAGGTAAATCTTCTTGTCTAAAAATTAATTTACATAATTTAGATAATCTTGTAAATAAATAACGAGGTTGAGCACTATCATCACCTCCACCTTGTAATCTTGTTCCAAATTGTCCTAATGCATCAACTAATGGAATATTATTACTTCCAATATAATTTTGTCCCATTTTTATTAATGCACCAGCTAATGATTGATCACCATGATGATATTGTGTCATACTTGCAGCAACACCAGCCATTTGACTTACTTTAATTTCAGCATTTCCAAAAATCTTTTTTTTATATAAACTATAAATTAATTTTCTTTGAGATTCTTTTAAACCATCACATAAATTATTTATATTTCTTTCAATATCTCTTTGTGAAAAATGTATTAATTCTTTATGAATTAAATCTGTATAAGACATTTGAGTAACATTTGCAAAATCAATTTGATTATTTTTATCATATTGAGCAATCCATTCTTTTCTTTTATCTGCTAATTTATTATCAAAAGCTAAATCAAAAGATTCATCAGATTTATTATCATAAGTATAAGTAACTAATTTCATATTTTTAAAATATTGTTTTCCTTCTTCACTTGTTGAAGAACCACATCCTTTTAAATATGTAATAATCCAACCATTAATATTGTTATTTTTCTCCCATTCATTAAAATCTTTAGTTGAATAAAAATATTTTTTATCATTATTTTTTTTAATTCTTATTATTGGGGTTAACATTGTTTTTATAAATCCTTTCATCTTAAATAATGATGGCCATTGAGATTGAAACATATTTGTTATTAAACCTTTAATATGAATACCATCCAAATCAGCATCAACTAAACATATTATACCATTATATCTTAAACTATTTGTATTTGTATAAACTTTATTACTTTCTAAACCTAATATCTTTTTTAAATTTGATATTTCTTCATTTTGAGCTAATTTATTTGATGTGATTGATTTACAATTTAATAACTTTCCACGAATTGCCGCACAACCATATGCTTCGGAATTTTCTAATTGAGTCTTTCCTGCTGTAAATAAAGTTTGTGCTGATAAACCTTCACAAATATATAAATAACATTTATCACTCTTTTTTGTTCCAGCCCATGGTGCATCCATAAAACCTTTAATTATAACTTTATTTAACTTCTTTCCATCTGATTTACTTATCTGTTTATCCAATTGTGCATCACTTAATACTAATGCTCTATCTATTATACCACTATTTCTATATAATTTTTGAATAAAATTATCACTTATTTCACACTTACTTCCCCATTTACTTACTGGAGTATTCATATATTCTTTTGTTTGACTATCATAAGTTGGACTATTTAATAAACATTTTATACCTATAAATAAATTATCTTTTACAAATTGAGGTTTTAAAGTTTTTTTCTTCTTTTGTGCCAAATCAACTAAACCTTTTACAATTTGATTTTGTATATAATCTACATGTTTTCCACCCAATCTTGTATGAATTGCATTTACATAAGACATATGTGTAAATCCATTATCACTTAATGATGCAAATATTTCCCATCTATCATTCACTTTTTCATATACTTTATCATTATTATTTATAAAATTTTGACAAAACTTTTCAAAATTTTTAATTTCAACCTTTTTATTATTAAAATAAACATTTACATCATTTGGAGTTAAAGCCGCTATTTCAAATGTTCTTTTTTTAAAAAGACCATAAAGATCATCAGATATTTCATTGAAACCAAACCTTATTAAATCAAATTTACACCTTATTTCAGTATAAGGTTGTTTTTTACTTTGAGTTATTATTGGTTTCTCTTTTATTAATAAATTATCCTTAAAAGTTTGTTTAAACATCTTTTTATTTCTATGATCTACTGTCTCAATTGTTGCTTCTTTTGAAAAAATAATTGATAATTTAGCACCTAATCCATTTAAACCACCCGTTAATCTTACTTCAGATTTATCATAATTTGATGATGTTAATAATTCACCAAATATTAATGATGGATTATATAAACCCGTACTTTCATGTATTTCTATCGGAATACCATCACCATCATTATATACTGTTATTTCATTGTTTTCCTTATTTATATTTACTTTTATATTTTTTACTAACTTTTTATCATTTGATTTTTCACTTAATTGTCTTATCACATGATCACTTGCATTTACTATTAATTCATCAAATATTTTTAATAATGCCGGACTATATGTTATTGATTTTTTTATTATATCATCATTATCATCTATTATATGATTTTCTATTGTTTCGGGTGTTATACTTCCAACATACATTTCTGATGATTGTTCCAATATATGAGTCCGTAATTCATGCTTTTTATATTTTTCTTTACTCATTGTTTTATTTATAATTTAACTATTTATATCATTTTTTTATTAATTATTTATATATCTTAAAATTTCATTACAAATATCTTCTAAACTATTTGTTCCATCTATTTTTAAAATTTGATAACCCTGATTTAATAATAAATTATAACATTCTTCATGTTTTATGTTCAATTTTTTTATTAATTCATGATTTATATCTATTTCATTATTTCTATTTCTTTCATTTATCCTATTTATACATATATCATCAGATACTGATATATATATATATAATATTGGTTCCGTTATCATTTTATTATTTTTTGCATCGGAATTTTCATATAAATGATTTAATGATAAATACTCTTCATTTGTAAATTTATTTTTATATACTTCTACAAATGTTTCTCTTGTAAATTTTGCACTTCTTTCTACAAATATTATATTATTATTTCTTGATTGAATTAAAGCCCTATCTTCCCATACTTTTTTTTGAAATGAAAAATGACCTGTATCATTTAAATATATATTATCCAAATATGATTTCCATTGTTCTATTGGTTCTAAATCAACTAATTGACCATAATTCATTTGTAATTTTTGTAATATTGATGTTTTTCCACTACCTATATTTCCATCTATTGTTATTATTGGCATTTTATATTTTTATTATTTTATTTTCATTTTTTTATATATATCATTTTAATATTAATATCTTATTTTTTTCATTTATATCATTAATATGATATATTATTTTTTTATTTATTTTTTTACTTATTTCTTTAATCATATTTACCTTCATTTTTAAATCTTTAGTTTTAATATATTCAATAATTTTTTTTTCTAATTTTTCATTATTTTTATTACCACCTTTTTTTATATTCATTAATTCTCTATTATATTCATTAATTAATTCTTCAGTTCGCATTTTTAAACTTTCTATATTTCTATCATTTATATTTAAACTATTAAATAATATTTCTAAATTTTCTGGAAGTTTAGGAATAGTAATTTGCGTTACTGGAGATTCTAAAATTTTTTTAATTAGCCTTGTATTTTCATCATATATTATTTTTTTCATTACACGATTATCATATCTATTTATTAATTTTATATTTTGTTTTATTGCTAATAGTAATTGATCACTTGAATAACCACCACTTATTTTTTGACATCCACCAGATTTACATTTATTACATCCTCCCAATATTTTACAATTTGGACAATTACATATATTACCACCTTGTCTTATTATACCCTTATCCAAATCACTATCTGATGAAAAAAAATCTACATTTTCCATATGATTTTCATTATAAATATTTGGATGGGGAACACCACCACCTAACATATAATTATTTTCATTACCATATATATCTGGATGTGGCACATTACCACCCATCTTTTTTAATACTATTTCACTATCATACTTTTTTAACTTTTCAACTATTTTATCTATATATTTATATATATTTAAAGGATCCTTTTTTTTTTTATTTTCTAATTTTATTCTTAATTCTTTATTTAATAATTTATTTACTATTAAATACAAATCACTCATTTTATTTTTATAATATATAAATAAATGAATCAAAATAATAATGGTTTAATCAATATGAATGGTAATAAAATTAATTATGTTAAACAATCTGAAAAAAATAATTGGAGTTGTAACTTCTCTTCTGAAGCATTATCACATAATATTGAAACTAATCAATTATCTGAATTATTCTTTTCTGAACAAAATATTAATTTTTTACATTTAGGTATTAAAAATCAAATTTTAAATAAAACTCAAGGAAGATATAATATTGTTAAACAAAATGAAAGAGAATTAAAAATTATTATGAGAGGTATATATATGACTCATAATCAACCTGAATTTGATCCACGTATTTTTCATCCTGGTTTTAAAAAAGATTTTATACCACTTAATGAACAAGTTAAAAAACTCAATATCAAAGTTTTAGATTTATCTGTTAATAAAATTATATCCAATATTAAACAAAAAAATCAATATTTAAAAGATATACAAAAATTACCAGAACCATTAGAACATCCATTACAAATGAGTGATATTGGTAAAAAAGATTTAGAATGGGGAAAAGAAATTAATTTTATATAATATATTTTGTTATTATATATGTAAAATGAATGAAGACGAAATAAAAGAACATAATAAAAATAAAAAATATAATGTTTTTATGGGAACTATTACATTATGTGTAGTATATGCCATTATTGCATTATTACTATTATTATATGCATCCTATACTGAATCTGGTAAATCTCTTTATACTAATTTAAAACCTTTTGCTATTACATATATATTTGGAACTATTATTATTATCGTTTCATTCTCTATTATTATATTTAATTATGATTTAACTACTTTAGATAGTAAAAAAATTAATAAAAATCCTTTAAACCCAACTTCATGTCCGGATTATTATAATACTAAAATTCGTAATGATACTGATGAAGACTTAAAAGAATTAATAACTAATTATAATAATATAGCACAAAATAAATATATTATTGGTGCCACTACTATATATGATACACCACAAACAGATTTAGATGCTCATACATATGCTAAAAATTATGTAGATTTTTATGATTTAAAACCAAGTGAGGATAATAAACATAAATTTAAAGTTAAATGTGAGAGAGATTCTGATATATTTGAAAGTAATCATTATTTAAATCTTGATGGAGCTGGTGAAGAACATGGTTTACAAACAACAGGAGTAGATGGTGAAATTCAAGCTGTAACTACTGGCGCAAGAGGTGATAATAAATATCCATATACATCTTTAAATGGAAAAGAAAGAAATACAATGGTTGGTGCATTATTAGCAATGGAAAATGGTATTAATAAAAATGATAATGACAAGAAAATAATTACAAGTGTAATGACTAACAGCGGTGATAAATATTATAGATTTAAATGTGATCATGTTTATCCGGAATATTTAACAAGTTTAGATTTAAAGGAATATAATGCAAAGGGACAAACCGGACCAATAAATAAATATAGATGTGAATTTGCAAAACAATGTGGTATAGATTGGAGTGAAGCGGGATGTTAAATATTTTTTTGTTATTTTTTTAAAATAATAATAAAACTATATAAGAATATATTATTATAATATAATTATTATTAAAGGAAAGTAATATAATAATCTTTAATTATGAAGGTTAAAAAAAGAAATGGAACTTTAGAAGATGTGTCATTTGATAAAGTAATAAATAGAATTCAAAATCATAGTAATGATTTAAATTCTTTAAATGCAACAAGTATTGCTCAATATGTATGTGCAAGAATTTATGATGGTGTTAATACAAGTGAATTAGATGAATTAACAAGTCAAATATGTTCAAGTAAAATAACAGAACATCCAGAATATGGAATATTATCTTCAAGAATAATAATAAGTAATCATCATAAAAATACTTCACCATCATTTAGTGAAGTAATAAATACATTATATAATAATGATACAAAATTAGTATCAGATGAATTATATAATATTGTATTAGAAAATAAAGAAAAATTAAATAGTATAATAGATTATGATAGAGATTATTATATAGATTATTTTGGTTTTAAAACATTAGAACGTTCATATTTATTAAAAATAATAAATAAAACAATTGAAAGGCCTCAACATATGTTTATGAGAGTAAGTTTAGGAATACATGGAAATGATATAAAAGAAGCAATAGAAACATATGATATGATGTCAAATAAATTATTTATACACGCAACTCCAACTTTATTTAATTCAGGAACTCCAAGGCCTCAAATGGCATCTTGTTTTTTACAAGCAATGGAAGATGATTCAATTGAAGGAATATTTAATACATTAAAAAATTCAGCACATATTTCAAAATATAGTGGAGGTGTAGGATTACATATTCATAATATAAGATGTAATGGTTCATATATAAAAGGAACAAATGGAAAAAGTAATGGAATAATTCCAATGTTAAGTGTATTTAATAAAACAGCAATGTATGTAGATCAATGTTTTAGAGGCGATACACATGTTTATACAATAAATGGAATAAAAAAGATAGAAAAAATAAAAGATACAGATTATGTATTAACAAGTGATGGTTCATTTAAAAAAGTTTTTAAAAAAATAAGTAATAAAGTATCAAAACAAACATATAGAGTTAGAACAAATAATTCAATAGATACAGTTTATGTAACAGGTGATCATAAAGTGTTAGTATTACAAAATATGCCATCATTACCAGTATGTGAAATGGCAAATTATTTTAAAGAAAATTTAAAACCAAAAGCAAAATATGTTGAAATAGAAAAAATAAATACTTTTGATTATGTAGGATATCCTATACCTCAATTTGATGAAGAAATAGAAGAAGAAATGGATTATTGTTATTATACAGGTATAATAATAGGAAATGGTTCAATACAAGATAATAATCAGATAGTATCTTTTTATAAGGATAAGGGAAGTGAAATGAAAGATTTTTTATTAAAATATTTAAAAAATAAAAAAATAAAATATAATTATAGTTTTCAAAGAAATAAAAATATTATAAAATGGGAAATAAATGATGAAAATAAACCAATAAAAGATTATTTTAATTTAACAAAAGAATGCACACAATATATTATAAAAGCAATATTAAAATCATCAGGATCTCAAATAAATGATAGTTATAATTGTATGTTTTATAATGTTGATGAAAATAGAAAATATATTTGTTATATTGTAAAATTTTTATTTTTAAAATTAGGTGTTTTAACAGATGGATTTTATAAATCAGAACATAAATATAATATTTTATGTATTCCATATTGTAATAAATTATTTGAAATATTTGATTATAAAAAAGAAATATCTGATGAAAAATTAACATATTTTGAACATAATAATATATTATGGACTTCTATAAAATCTATTGATAAAATGAATAATTTTGATGGTTATGTTTATGATTTAAATATTGAAGATAATCATAATTATTTAACAGAAATGGGCTTAGTTCATAATAGTGGAAAAAGAAATGGAAATTTTGCAATTTATTTAGAACCTACTCATCCAGATATTCAAAATTTTATTGATTTAAGAAAAAATCATGGAAATGAAGCAGAAAGATGTAGAGAATTATTTACTGCAATTTGGATTCCAGACCTTTTTATGGAAAAAGTAAAAGCAGATGAAGAATGGTGTTTATTTTGTCCTTCGAAATGTCCAGATTTATCAGATGTTTATGGAGAAAAATATAAAATTTTATATGAAAAATATGAAAAAGAAAATAAATTTGAAAAAAAAGTTAAAGCACAAGAATTATGGATTTCTATATGTTCCGCACAAAAAGAAACAGGAACACCTTATCTTTGTTTTAAAGATGCATGTAATTTAAAAAGTAATCAACAAAATATTGGAACTATTAAATCTTCAAATCTTTGTAGTGAAATTATTGAATATAGTGATAGTAATGAAACAGCTGTTTGTAATTTAGCAAGTATTGCACTACCATCATATATCAATAATAATAAATTTGATTATGATAAATTACATTATACTGCTAAAGTTTTAACCAAAAATTTAAATAAAGTAATTGATAAATCATTTTATCCTATTAAACAAACAAAAAAAAGTAATGATAGACATAGACCAATTGGTATTGGAGTTCAAGGACTTGCTGATGTATTTGCAATATTAAAAATACCTTTTGATGGAAATGAAGCAAAAGAAATAAATAAAAAAATATTTGAAACTATATATCATGGAGCACTTGAAATGTCTACTGAATTAGCAGAAACATATGGAACTTATGATACATATGTTGATTCTCCTATTTATAATGGAAAATTACAATTTGATCTTTGGAATGTTACTGTTGATAATTCATTATGGGATTGGGACAAATTAAGGCTTGATATTGGAAAATATGGAATTAGAAATAGTTTACTTATTGCTCTAATGCCTACTGCCAGTACCAGTCAAATTTTAGGTTTTAATGAATGTTTTGAACCATTCACATCCAATATATATAATAGAAGAACACTTGCTGGAGAATTCTTTATTATTAATAAATACCTTATTAATGAACTTATTCAACTTAAACTTTGGAACACCAATATGAAAACTAAAATTATTGAAAATAAAGGTAGTATTCAAAATATTGAAGAAATTCCAATACAATTAAGAGAAATTTTTAAAACTGCTTTTGAAATTCATCCAAAAACTATTATTGAACTTTCTGCAGATAGAGCACCATTTATTTGTCAAAGTCAATCTATGAACTTATTTATCGATGATACTGATATTAATAAAATTAGTAATATGCATTTTTATTCTTGGAAAAAAGGACTTAAAACCGGAATTTATTACTTAAGAACCAGACCTTCTGCAAGAGTTCAATCTTTTACACAAGAAGCAAAATCTTATAAACAAGAAGAACCTGAAGAACTCGAAGAATGCTTAAATTGTAGTGCATAAATTATATAAAAAAAATATATATATATCATATATAATTATGAAAGCATTTTGGATTAATGTTGATGAATGTATACGTAGGAAAAATTTAATGACATCACAATTCCAAAATATTAACTTTATCACTGAAAATAAACGAATTTCGGCCATTACTACTGATAATGTCCATAAATATACACACCATCACGATTTACCATATAAATGTGATCCCACTAATAACTTTTTTCCTAATTGTACAAATTGTAAAGTTGAACATTCTACACTTATTAGTCATATGTTAGCCATACAAGAAGGATATAATTCTAAAGAAGACTGGTTTATCATTTTTGAAGATGATACTATTATACCACACGAAATTGATATTCAAACATTACTAAAAACAATACCTAATGATGCAGAAGTTTTACAATTACATTGTTGTATGGGACCAACTGTTGAAAAACTTTATAATGTATACAAACAAGGTATTTATTGGATTCCATGGAAAATGATTATTCCTTCTGGATCTGGATATATCGTTTCATATAAAGCTGCCGAAAAAATTATTAATCTTTACAAAATTAATAATAAATTTCGTTTTAAAGATAGTAAATCATGTAGACTTGCTGATGTTATGACTTATGAAACTTGTAAAACTTATGTTCATACATACCCCGCCTTTTATTCCAATACAGATTATGGATCTTTAATTCATCCTGATCATTTATATAGTCATCAAGTCGCTAATAATACTATTAAACAAATCATTAATCAAACAAATTCACATCCTTTTTTAACTAAAAAAAATATAAATTTAGAATAAATAATGTTTGATCCAGATAAAATTGATAAAAAAATTATTACTATTCGGAATAATACATTTCATAATCCCATTAATTTTTATTTATCAGAATCTATTAGAAATGTTTTAGCTATTAAATTTTTATCATATAAACCTACATTAAATTCTAATATTGATAATTTAAATACAGATAATAGAGATATTTTATTTACACTTTCTGATAGAAATGATGAATCTTATAATTTAAAAGAATTATATTCTTCTAATACAACTACTACAAATGATAATAATACACATACATATAATACTAATTATTTTTCTAATTTTAATATTTTACATGAATATACTGGAACTGGGATTTTATCTGAATTTAGTATTGATTCTGATACTTATAATTTTAATCCCATTCTACCTAAATTAGATAGAATTATTATTAATTTTATAAATATTGATAATAGTGATACTATTATTAATCAAAATAATATTACTAATTTTAATATGGATTTTGTTATTTATTCTATGAATCCAAAATTAACTATGCAATAAATTATACATTTGCTTTTTTTTTTATTTATATTTTAAATTAATAATATAAAACATATATAATGCCTTTTAAATTTAATGATATATGGAAATTTACCACTAAATATATAACTACTAACAAAAAAGTTACTATTGGAATAGATGAAACAGTAAAACCCTATGATAATTATAATTTAAATGTTACATATAATAATGATAACAATTTAGCATCATTTAATTCTGATAGAATTTATGAAAATTCTTTTCCTTTAAATAAAAAATATGTATCAAAATTCAATAAAGATAAAAATAAAAATATTACTATTACAAATCAAATTATTAATACTCTTGATTTTATTAATATTGATGATACTCACGAATTAAATAATAGTAGTAATCTATATTCTATGTGAAAAACCAGTGATCATACTCTTATTATATTTGAAAAAAGAAATAATAAATATTTTAATGATTCATTATATTTATTATATAAATTTGATATATCAGACTTAAATACTTATAATGCTGATAAAACTACATTTTTAAATTCTATGAATTTAGATAATATTAATACAAATTTTGATAACTTTCATGAATTACGGGATTAATAGCACAAGATGTAGAAAAAGTGTTACCAGAAGCAGTTTTAAAGAAATGTGATGGTAAATTAAGAGTAATGTATGGTAATTTAGCGGGATTATTTATTGAAGGTTTTAAAGATTTATATAATGAAATAGATATGCTTAAAAAGGATTTGAATAGTTGTAAAGAAAGACTTTAAATTTTTTATCATTATATGAAGGTATAGTAACAACATCATCATTATATATCATATCACATCCAATTTGGTCTTTCATACAATTTCGTTCGCTATGAATAATTTCGATTCTAAGATTTTGTTCTCCATCTGTAGTAGTATAATAACTCCATCTATCTTTAAATAGTTTTTTACCAAAAAGTGGTAAAATAGTATTAGTATCATCCATAGATGATAATGTTCCTAATTGTTGAAAATCAGTATTACTCATAGGATAAATAGGATCTTCATTAGTATTATTATTTTTGTTGTTATTAGTTGATATTTTAAGATTAATTTGTTTATCAGTAGCAGTAATTAATAGATAGATGACAAAACCTAATAATAACATAAATAAAATAATAACAGTAATTAATAAAATTTTATAATTCATATTTTTATTTATATATATTAAAATTTAAATAATGTCTAATGAAACAATAATTGATAAATTATTATTTACAAAACAGGGAAATCTATTAATAAGTATAATATTAGGTTTTGGTATAGCAATGTTATTTAAACCAATATGTGATGATTGTATAATATATATTTCACCTGATTTACGTAAAGAGAATAAAAAGAAATATAATATAAATAATAATTGTTATGAAAATAATGTTATTCCTATAAAATGTAAAGGTAATGAATTAAATTATAAATAATTTATGTGTTTGTTATTTATATTTAAAAATAATATGAATATTAAATTCATAATTATGACAACATCAATCGATAATTTAGATATTAATATTGAAAAAACTGAAAAAGTTGATGATTTACAGGATCCTTTAGTAAAAGAATTATTAAATAATATGTCAAAAAATATTACAGAACCTCAAAAAATATCAGAAATAAAACAAATACCTGAATATATATCATCTCCTCCGCAAATAATATATAAAAAAGATGAAAATTATATAGATTATAATATATTATTATTATCAATAATAATGTTTATAATTGTAATTTTAATATTAAATTCATCTATAATTACTAATATATTAGAGACAATATCAAATGAATATTTAATAAATAATGAACTTTATGTAAAATATATATTAATTATAATTAGTTTTTATATGTTACAGAAAAATAAATGAATAGTAATAAAGATGTTTTAAATATAATATATTTTATAGTAATTTGTATATTATGTATAATATTAGGTAGTATAGGTTATTATACTTATTCAAAATCTGAAGATAGTTTTATAAGTTTTATAGGTATGGTATTTTTAGTATATGCATGTATAAGTTTAAGTTATACATTAATGAAAAAAGAAATGTATGATAATACACAATTTAATGTAAATTTAGGTGTGGATATGCTTTCATTATTTTTCGCATTTCTTTTAATGGTATATTTTGGTATAAAAAGTTATTTTAATATTTTTGTATAAAAAGTTATTTTAATATTTTTTATAATTGATCTAATTCTGCACCCATGTAATTTTCATTATAACCATTCATTATTTCTGATAAACCTTGTGTACCTAATACTTCTTTTTTATCTAATAAATTATCAAATCCGTTTAGTTCATTATCTGGATCTGATATTATATTATTTTGAGCTTTTACTAAATGTTCATTACTTATATAATTATTATATAATATATTTTCATTATTATTATTTTTTTTAATTAATCTACCATTAATAAGTGAAAAATTATTATTACTATATAATTTATAATATATAACAAATATAGAACAAGCAATAAAAAACCCGGATAATGGATCAATAAATAAAAATATAAACATAATAATTATTGCTAATAAAATTTGTATATTTTTATCTTTTAATCTATTATCAAATATATTATAAATTATAACTAATATTAATATAATTAAAGAAATAAGTCTTATAAAATAAATAATATTATCATTTGCCATTTTATTATCATTTAATATAAAAAAAATTATAATAAATTTATTAAGAAAAACAATTATGATCACATAAATATATTATATTAACATTTGAATCATTTAATAATTCTGAATAAAAATCATAATTATGACAATGTAAATTTAATAATTTAGCTTTTTGAATTAAATTATTTAAATTTAATATTATTAGATGTGATATTAATTTATTTTTTATATATTCAATTAATTCTTTAAAACTTGAAAATTCATATATATTAATTATTTCATTAAATCCATTAAATAATTCATTTGAAATAGTTATTTTTTTTAAATTACTCATTTATATTTAAATAAATTTAATTTATTTATAATTATTTTTTTTATATATAGTATATTTTATCATATTAATTTAAAATTGTTTTTTTGTTGAAGTTATTATATCTTATATAATTATTTTTTTATAAATAATACAAAATATACTTTATATTCAATATAGATAAATTATTATATATAAAAAAATGAAATATATAAATTAATATATATATATATATGACATCATTATCAAGAAATGGTTATTCAATTAAAAAATTAATGTTTAACGAAAATGAAATTTCAGAAATTAAAAAAGAATTAACAGTATGTGTAGAAAATCGTATGTTTGATTTTTTAGAACCTAAAATATATAGTTTATATTTAGAAAATGAAAATAAATTATATTTACCTAAATATTATGGATTACAAAAATTTGGAATACCTAAAAGAAATATTATAGGAACTGGTGAAAAAAGAGAAAATATGACTTTTTCTGGAGAAATTCGAGAAAATCAATTAATTCAAATTAATGCATTTATGGAAACAATTAATGATCCTTTAAAAATGGGTGGAATTATATCAATTGGTTGTGGAGGTGGAAAATCTGTTATTGCTATTTATATTGCTTGTTTATTAAAATTAAAAACATTATTTATTTCACATAAAGATTTTCTAAATGTTCAATTTGCAGAAAGAATTAAAATGTTTTCACCCAATTCTAAAATTGGCAAAATTAAACAAAATATTATTGATATTGAAGATAAAGATTTTGTTGTTGCATCTTTACAATCTATTGCAATGAAAGATTATCCTAATAAAATTTTTCAAGATTTTGGATTAGTAATTATTGATGAATGTCATCATACAAGTGCTGAAGTATTTAGTCAAGCATTAGTTAAAACATGTTCTCCTTATACTTTAGGATTGTCAGCAACTTTAAATAGAAAAGATGGATTAAGAAAAGTATTTGAATGGTTTATTGGTAAATGTGTTATTAAACCTACATTTAAAACTGATGATAATAATGTTTTAGTAAAAACATTAAAATTTAATGATAATAGTTTAGAATATTCTCAAACATTAACCAATAAATTTAATAATAAAATTAATGCTGTTGGTATGTTAAGTCAAATTTGTAATTTTAAACCAAGAATTGAATTTATATCCAAAGTTATTTTTGAAAATATGGAAAAAAATAGAAAATTAATAATTTTATCTGAAAGAAAAGAATTATTAAAAGAATTATATGAATTATTAAAAGATAATATTTATAGTATTGGTTATTATGTTGGAGGTATGAAACAAAATAAATTAGATGAATCGGCTACTAAAGATATTATTTTAGGTACTTTTCAATTAGCACAAGAAGGTTTAGATATTCCTTCTTTAAATATGCTTTTATTTGCAAGCCCAATTAGTGATATTGAACAAAGTATTGGTAGAATATTAAGAGAAAAACCAGAAAATAGAATACATATTCCTTTAATTATTGATATTGTTGATGATTTTTCAATATTTAAAAATAGATTTAATAAAAGATTAAATTTTTATAAAAAAAAAAATTATAATATAAAAAATGAATAATTTTAAAAATTATAAATTATTATGTTTAATTCAATTACTCTTAAAAATAAAAAAATTATAAATGATATAACACAATTAGATAATTTTGATAATCTTAATAAAACATATTATACTAATTATTTTAAAGATAATCTATTACTTAAGTTATTAGATAATGAAACAATATTAAATGAAATTAAATTAAAATCACATTCTTATATTAATAATAAAGAATTTATTTATTATATTGAAAAATATGTTAAAAAATATACACCTTTAGATTTTAAACAAAATATTTTTAATATAGTTTATAATAATTCAATTGAAAATAATACTGATATTGATATTGAAATATCAATTTATTATAAAAATATATCAAATGAAAATATTATAAATATTGCTTATTATACTTTAGTTACATATTATGTTATTAAAAATTATATTTAAAAAAATGATATTTATTTTAATATAAATTAATGGATAATCAAATAATTATTGATATTAATAAATTAAATCAATATGAAAATTTAAGTAAAACTATTTATAGTATTTATTATGAAGATAATAAATTAATTAAATTAGTTAATGATAAAAATATATTAAATCTAATTAATTTAAAATCACTTAATTATATTCATAATAAAAATTTTATTAATAATATTGAAAAATATACTACAAAATATACATCTTTTGAATTTAAACAAATAATAATTAAAAATGCATATAAAATGGCTGTTGATAAAGGTATTAGTATTGATGAGTCATTAAAAATATATTATAAAAATATATCAGAAGATGATATTTTAAAAATTGCTTATTATACTTTAATATCTTATTATTTTATTAATAAATATAATTAATTTTATATAAATTCTCTTATACTATTATTTTTAAAAATTTTATAAATGTTTATTATTTCATCATAATATTTTCTATTAAATTCTATTTCTTCTTTTAATTCTTTTTTAAATTTTAAATATTTATTTTTTATTTCTTTAGAAGATATCTTTAATTCTAAATGTTTATCTTTTTTTATTTTTAATTCAGTTTTTATTTCTTTTATCTTAATCATATATTTATTTTCTATTAAAATATTTATTAATTCTATAATATTGTTAAATAATTGTTCTTTTTCAGATTTTTTAATTTCAAAATTAGATGATTCAATAAAATTATTAATATACAAAGTAATTAAATCTTTATTTTTTTTATCGTTTTTAATTAAAAAATAATTTATTTTTTTATCTAAATCACTTTCAGATACGTTTGTATCATTAAACAATATATTATTTACAAATTTAATAATACTATTATTTGTTTTAATAATTTTTTCTAATTGACCCTTTTTTGAATCACTTAAATTACTATAATTCTTTATTTTGTTTAATTCAATTGTATATTTTTTTTTAATTGTTGTTTCAATTATTTCAGTAATTTTTTCAAGATTATAATTTTCATTAATTAAATTATATTTAGTTAAAAATGAGTTATTTTCTTCATCTTTTAAACAAACATATAATAAATTAACTATTTTTTTTAATCTATCTGATTTTTTATATATTTTATTATCAAAATATCTTATTAATAATCTATATTTCTCTAATAATAATAATAATATAATATTTGCTATAATTTGATTATTATCATTATCATTAGAATTCGTTGATTCTAACTTTTCATAATTTTCAATTGTTTTTTCTATATTACTTAAAAGTTTTAATTTACCATTTTTTTTATAATTTTTTTTATATTTTGTTATATAATTTTTAATATATATTTTTAAATCATTAAAATTTTTACTAAATTCTTTTATTTTATTTTCTTTTATAAAATTTAATTCTGATTCTGTTTCATTTGAATTTGATGTTGATAATGATGATTGATTGTTAGAAATACTTTTTAAACTTTCTATTTTATCAATACTTTTTGAATTAAAATCTTCTAATTCATTAAACAATTTTTTAAAATAATCATCATATTCTTCTAAATTATTTGATGTAAATATAAATTTTGAATCTTTAATATTGTATTCAAAATAATACTTATTATTATTATTTAATTTTTTTTTTAGTTTATTTTTAAAATCTTTATTTATTATTAAAAATTTATTATTATTAATTTTTACATTTTTAATATCTGAAGATATTAAATTATTAGTATTTAATTTAGTATATTTTTCAATAAAAATAATAAATTCATCTGATATTTCTTTATCTAATTTTATTTTATTATCTAAACTTATTATTTCATTATTAATTGTCCATAATGATAATTTATTAATATTATTAATATTATTTTTATTATTATCAATAAAATATTCTCTATTATTTTTAGCTTTTTCTAAATTTACTTTTAAATCATTTATTGATTTTAAATTTGTAATAATTTCTTTATTAATTTTATCTTGCTTTTTTTTTTCTGTTAATAATAACATATTTTTATCTTTAATAATATCATCAAAAGATTTATCAAAAGATTCTTCTAAATAACATTCATAATTTTTTTTTATAATTTCATCATATGTATTTGTTTTTAAACTACACCTATTTATATTAATGTTATAAATTAAATCATTAATATTTTCATAATTTAAAGTATCTTTAAAATACTTTGTATTATTAAGGTCTTCTATAAATTTATAATTTTTTCTATTTTCATTTAATGTTCCTATAATAACTGATTTATCTATTAATTCTTCGTTTAGTAATTTAATTTTAGAATTTGATTCAAATAATTTATTAAATTCTAATAAAATATGTATTATACCTTGTCTTAAAAAATATTCAAATTTATCTAAAATATTAATCTGATCATAATTTAAGTTATTTCTAATAATGGTATTATTTGTAAGATTATTATATAATAATCTTTTATAAACACTACTATTATATAATGAATCAATTAAATCTTCTATACTAGTATCTGTTAAATAAGTTTGGGTATTCATATTTCTTCTATAATAATTATTTATATTATCATTAATTCTATCAATTATATTTTTATTTTCGTGTAAACGTTCATAATTTTTATATGAAAAACTTGAAATATCATCATTTTTTTCTCTTGTAATATGAACATATGTTGTCTTACTGTCTGATCTATTTTTTGCATATATAGATAGATGCCATGGTATATAATAAAGTTTTTTTTTATTATAATATCCAATTATTCCTTTAAAATAATCATCTTTATGTTTTCCTCCCGGTGGAAAATGTGTTATTTCTATTTTTAATTTATAACATAAATTATCTCCTGGATATTCAACTTTTATTAATTGATTATCACCTGTATATTTATGTTTAAAAGTCGGAAATTTAGTATGTAGACTATTTACAAACTTTATTACTTCTTTATTAATATGATAATCTGGTATATTACCATCTGTTGATATTTTATCAGTTGCCATATATATATATTTTATACTAGGGTAACAAAAAATATGTAAATTTAATTTATTTTCATATAAATTAATATATAATTTGTATATTTTTGTTCAGAAAAATATGTTAATCGCGAACTCAAAATAACAATGCTATTTATCAATAAAAATATGATCATGTGTAACAATTTATCAATAAAAATATGATCACGAGTAAAGCTATATTTATCAAAAACAATTTTCATATGATCACGAGTATATAATTTATCAATAACCATATGATCACGAGTATATATTTATCAATAAAAATATGATCACGAGTAAAGCTATATTTATCAAAAACAATTTTCATATGATCACGAGTATATAATTTATCAATAATCATATGATCAAAAATATTTATAGATATAAATTAACAATATTATTATTATTATAGTTATGTGGATAGTTCAGAAAAAAATACAAAATTATTTATAGTCTATTCTCTTATTTTAACATCTTTTTTATAATATTATTTGTTTTTTTAATTCATTTTATATTATATTATCAAAATTTATAATTTTATTACATAATTTATTTAATAAATTATAATTATGACTAATTAATATAAATGTAAATTCTCTTTTTTTCATTTCTTCTTGAATAATATTACAAAATATATTTTCATTATTAATGTCTAATGATGAAGTTGGTTCATCCATTATCAATATTGGTGTTTTTTTTAATAATGTTTGATTTATTATTAATCTTTGTTTTTGACCACCACTCAATTTATCAAAATTTATAATATCTTTAGTAAATTCAATTTGATTTAAATTTTCTTTATTTAATTTATAATTATTTATTAATAATGTAGGTTCTTGACTAACATAACTAATTATATCATTATAATAAAAATTATTAGCAATTGTTGATAATAATATTTTATTTAAATATATATCACCATTTTCAATATTATAAAAATTTAATAATAATTTTAAAAAAGTACTTTTACCAATACCAGATTTACCAAATATTCCTAATTTTTGATTAAAAGGTATATTTAAATTTAAATTATTAAATATATATTTATCTTTATATTTAAAATATACATTTTTGAATATAATATCTGGTTTAAAATTAAATAAATAATTTATAGGAACAATATTATTATTATTATTATTTTTATAATTTGAAAAATTATTTATTTTTTCAATTATATTATAATTATTATAAATATTATTTATAATATATTTATAAGATTGTAATATTTCAATAATATTATCTATATAAATTATAAATGAATGTATAATATTATTTTTTATATTATATTTAATACCATATAAAATTATTATAACTATTATTAATGAATTAAATATATTTGTTAAAAATATATTTAAAGAATAATAAATTGATTCCTTTTTTTTAAATATTGTTATTTCATTTTGTAATACATTAAATCTATTTAATAATTTTTCTTCTAAATTTTGAGTTCTATAAGAATCTACTTTTAATATATAATCATTTATTAATTTATTTTGTTCATCTTGTTTTTCATTTTTATTTTTAATTGATTTATCATATACTTTTTTTTGATATAAATTTATTAATAAAATTTGAATTAAAGATAATATTATTAATAAAAATAACATATATTTTGATAAATTAAATAAAAGATAAAATGTTATAATTAATTGAGTTAATGTTCTTATAAATACATTTCCATTTAATATATATAATTCACTTAATTTTTCTATATCTTTACTAAAAATATTATTTAAATCAACATTATTATAATTATCAAAAAAATTTAAATTATATTTTTGTAATTTATTTAAAAGTATATTTTTTTTATTTGTTGATATATCATATATATATATACTAAAAAAACCACCTCTTAAACTTGCAAAAATAATACTTAATAATTTATAAAAAATATATGAAAATAATAATTTATCTATTTCTAAATAATGATTTAATAATAAATCATTAATTAATTTTGAATATATAATTGGTATATATGATGTAAAAATAGATGAAGAAATACCAAATAAAATTCCTAATATTAATTTAAACATTTTTATATAAATATATATTAAAATATTTATATAAAAATGAATTTTAAAGATTATCCTGATTTTAAACCAGATTTAAAACCAAAACAAATGTTTCAATATGGTATATTAGGTGGAACTTATTTTAGAAATATTACATCACATATCACAAATAAAACATATACTTCAAATGATATTAATAAATTTAAATTTTTAAAAAATATTGATAAAAATAAATTAATATCACAAACATATAATAAAGAAATTAATAAATTTAAAGTTAAAGCTGGTTCCAGTTATTATGATTGGTTAGATAAAGGTTGGATTGATGAATCTAATGCACCAAGAGGATGGATTCAATGGTATTGTTATTTTTATAAAGGAAGAAGAACATCTGATGATAAAAGACAAATTAAAAGATGGATCAATTTTGCTTCTAAACAAAGTGGTAGATTTAGAATCAGATTTCAAAATACTATTAATAAATTAAAATATAATAATATTAATATTAGTCCTGTTATTCAACAAAATTTATTAGAATGGGGAATCGATTCAACTAAAATGAAACCAAACTTTACGCGATAATACATAAAAATTAATAAATTCTTTATTTAAATATAATAAAAATACTAAATATATAAATGTCACTTTTATTTGGAAGTAATCCATTTCAATCTACTAATCAAGGAATATCATTTTCTGATTCTGAATTTAGTAGTTCTTTATTTTTAAATAATACTTTACCATATTCTGGACCTTTAATTAGATTAAATACTTTACAAAATAATAATAGAACTGAAATTCAATTTGGCAATTTAATGATTGGAACAAATCTTATTAATGGTAATAATCATAAATTTTATATTAAAAATTTATTGACTCAAAAAAATTTATTTAGTGTTGATAATTCTGAATTATATTTAAATACTGAATTATCATTAGAAAATTTAAAAATTACTGGTTTAGGTAAATTTACAAATATTGAAGTTTCGAATCAATTGAAAACTTCTAATTTAACAACATCTGGTAATATTGATTTAAGTAACAAATTAATTATTAATAATAATAGTAATATTTTTTATAATGATACTTATTTTAATAATACTATACATGTTGATAATATAATACCAAATACTTCTAATATTACTATTCAAGGTTTAAATTTAACAGAAACATCTTTTAGTGGAGAATCAACTTTTAATAATGGTTGTATTATTCAAAATAATGGATTAAATTTAATAAATAATTCTTCAATAAAATTTAAAAATAATGATAATATTATTTTTGAAATAAATAGTAATTCAATAAATATTGAAAATGTATTATTAATAAATAAAAATAATAATATATTACAAACATCTAATTTAAATATTAATAATGATAGTCATATTACTATAGGTAAAAATAAAAATATTATTTATGATATTACTTCATATAGTAATTATAATTTTAAAATTAATGAAAATAATAGTATATGTCATTTACATCGTAATGATAATAATTCTGATTATCAATTATTAAATAATTATTTTCCTATTCTTAATTTAAGTATGGAATATAATGAAAATAATAATAAATTTACAAAAACTTGGAATAAAATTAATTTAATAGAAAATATAGGTTTTATATCTATTCATCAAACAACATCTAATAGTGAACAAATTAAAATATCAATTCAACCTTCTAATATAAATTTTTTAAAAAAAGAAAATAATTTTTTTACATATTTAGCTTCAGATTCAGAACTTTTAGAAACTGATCATTATTCAAATTTAGACATATTAATTGAAAATAAAATTGATTATAATGAATATAAATTAGAAATATTACAACTTGACCAAACTGGTACTTCTATAACAAATTTTTATAATGAGTATAATTCAATTCTCGGCGAACCAATTATTAAATTTGATATATTTATATTTTTTATTCATAATGATACTGATCCTGATGATTTAGGTCTCAAAGAATATATAATTAATCATTTTAATAGTGAATTTGATAGTTATAATCAAGAAGATTATACATATCAATTTTTAGAAGGTAATATTAAAAAAAGTCCAATATTTGATGTTAAATTTAATTTACATATATATTTTGATAACAGTGTTAATAATACAAACATTTATTATATTGATAATAATGAACGAATATTACCACCACCTTGTTTTTTAAAATGTGATTATAATGATTCTAATATTATTGATATAAATTTTGAAAAAACTCATTTTAAAAATAATTTGATAGTAGATAAACATTCTACATTTGATGAAATTTCATTAAATAGTATTAAATCTGATATTAATTTAAATAATTGTAATATTACTAATGTTGGTAATATTAGTGGTAATAATTTTGTATTAAAAGAATTATTTATAAAAAATGTAATTAAAATAAATAGTGATGGAATAGAATATATTACAAAAAGTAATAAAAATAAAATTAATACTGTTAATATATCAAATTTAGAATCTACATTTTTAAAATATAATGATGATCGAACATTAATTCAAAATAAATTAATTATTGCAGATGAAGATCAATATACTATTAATGAAGATATTTATATTTCAAAACTTAACGGTATGAAATTATATGATACACCTTTAAATTTAAATGATTATAAAATTGAATATAAAACTATAAATAGTTATAATAAATTAGAATTTAAATATCATAATAATTTATTTTTTAAATTATCTTTATCTCCTGATAATAATAAATATTTTACTATAGGTAATGATGGATATTTTAATGTTTATATAGATAATGATAAATCATTGACAACTATAGGAAAACCTACTAATTATTTAAACAGATTATCTGGAAATAATAAATGGAATAAAGATTTTTATAAAAATTATATTAAAAATGGAATAACTTATGAACAACAATTTCCAAAACTTAATGGTTTATCTAATAGAGAAGACTATTATACTCAATATATTGAAAATATAGTATTAAATACATATGGTAATATAAAATTTTCAAGTAAAAATAATATTAATTTGGTAGAAATAAGAGATTATAATATAAAAGATGATATAAGAGATAAACATGATGATAATTATACATTAAAAGTTCATGGTAATATAAAATGTTCGAAACAAATTAAGGAATTAGGTTCTTCAGATAATAAATTAAAATATAGTGATAATGATGATGCATTATATGTTGATGGAACATCAACATTTACAGGAAAAATAAAAGCAAATCAGGGAGTTAAATCAATATCAGATATTTCTTTAAAAACTGATTTAAAACCAATAAAAAATTCATTAGAAAAACTTAAAACATTAACAGGTTATACATTTAAAAGAAAGGATTTAAATAATATATTAGATACTGGTTTAATAGCTCAAGATGTATATAAAGTGTTACCTGAAGCTGTAGATAAAGATGAAAATAATATAATGAGTTTATATTATGGTAAAATGGTTGGTTTAATAATAGAATCAATAAAAGAATTAGATAAAAAGATGGATTTAATATTAAATAAAGAAAAATAATTATTTAAATTTTATACTATAAAATAATATATAAGAATCTTGATTATTTTCTAATAATTCATTAATATTATTGATATTAATATTAGTTTCATCATCATTAATAATATTATCATTAATATTAATATTATTATAATGTCCACTATTTAAATTTCCATAATGACATATTGATGATTTTAAATCTAAAATTATATTTTTTTTGTTATTAATTAAAATATTACTACTTAAATTTATAGATTTATTAATTTTAATTCCTGAATTTATTTTTTGTCCATAATTATTATATCTATTGATACTAATTACTAAATATTTACTTAAACTATAAAATTTAATAAATCTATCATGTTCTTTATTTATATTACATTTATTACATTTAAATGTAATTTTTTCTTTTTCTTTAGTTTTAAAATAATCAATTAACATATCAATTATTGTTTTACCACAATTTATATTAATACTATAAAATGGTTCAAAATTAAAAGTTCTTGTTTTACAATGATTACAAATATTAATATATATTAATACACCTTGAAAATATTTATTCCATTCTGAATTTTTATTATTATTATGTAAATTAATTTCAATATAGGCTTGTTTATGTAAATTATTAATAATATTATCATTAAAATCAATATTATAACTTGTTTCTTCAAAAATTTTATTTGAAATATAAGTCCATAATTCTTGTGCATCAATTTGTTCGCCTTTATTAAAATTTTTAAATGTATTAAATAACATATTTATAAATTTATAAGGTTTAATTGTTTCATTATTATTATTTTTTAAAAATAATAAAAATTCAAAAAATTCATATGTAAATGAATTTTTATTTGGTTTTTTTAAATCAATAATATTAATATCACAATTTAATATACTTTGAATTAATGAATTTATTGCACAAGTATTTCCTAAATTTATAAGTTTAACCATATAAATAATTATTATTATTATATATATATTAAATATTTATATAGTTAAAATGGATCTTTTATTAAAAATTGATACAAGAGAAACTAAATTAATTAAATTATTTAATGAAAAATATTCTGATATTAATATTAATATTCAACAATTAGATATAGCTGATATTCATATTATTAATAAATATACTAATATTGTTATTGAAAGAAAAACAATTACTGATATGTTATCAAGTATTAAAGATGGTAGATATAAAGAACAAAAAAAAAGAATGATGGATAATTATGATGATATTTTATATATTGTAGAAAATGATAGTGTATTATCAACTGATAATAAATTATCAAGTGCATATATTAATACAATGATAAGAGATAAAATTCCTATTATTTTTTCTTGTAGTATAGAAGAAACTATTAATATTATTATTAAAATTTATAATAAATTATGTGATATTCCCGATAGATTTAAAAAATCTAATTTGGATTTTATTGATTGTATTAAAACTAAAACTAAAAAAATTGAAAATATAGATAAAAAAACTTGTTTTATTTTACAATTATCTCAAATACCTAATATTAATATTAAAATTGCTAAAATTATTGCAGAAAATCATCTTTCAATGAAAGATTTTATTTTAACATTAAATGATTGGGATAATCCTATTGAATATTTAGAAGCATTACCTGGTATTGGTACTAATAAAGCTACTAAAATTGTTGATTTTTTATTATAATTTATTAAAATTTTTTATTCTTTTACCTGATGCTTTTATTTTTTTTGCTTTTTGTTTTTGTTCTTTAGAAAGTTCATTCATTAATATTGGAGTTTTTCCATATTTTTTTGTAGGTCTATATATTTCATTATTTTTACTTTCATATCCTACATTATTATTACTATTTCTCCATTTTTGTTTAAACCAAGCATTTAAACCATTTTTATCTGGTTTTTTACCTATATAATAATTTTTATTATTATATTTTTTTTCATATTCTTCTTTATATTTTTGTACTAATAATCCGCTTCTATATGCAGAATGAATTGGATATTTAATATATATTTCTTTTTTAATTTTATTATATAATTTAATATCAGTTGGTGTTACCATTTATTTATATACATTAAAATATTATTGAACCATCATTATTACTAATATCTTCATAATCATCATATATATATTCTTCATATTTTTTATTACAATTATAACATAAAACATCATTATTATTATAAAATAATGATTTATCATAATAATTATGACATAATATACATATATTTTTATTATCTATTTTTAAATTTCTAAAATTATTCAAAATATCATCCATTTTATTTTATATAATTAAAATATCATTTTTTAATTAAAATGACTAATAAAATTAAATTATTAACATATAATATTTTAATTAAAGAATTACATAAAAAATATAAAAAAAATATTGATTCCAAACTTAATATTATTAATTATATTTTAGCTAAAAAATATGATATTTTAGTTTTGCAAGAAGTTGATTGGTTTGATGAATTTCCTAAAGATAAATTAGAAAAAATATATTATATTCAATATGATTCACCTGAAAATGATTTAAGATATGCAACTTATATTTTTATAAAAAAAACTAAATTTATAATTGATAAAAATAAAATAATTAAAGGTATTGATTTAGATAATAAAATATGGAAAAATTTAAGACATAGAGGTATATTGGGTTTAAAAATTATTCATAAAAAAACAAAAGAAAAAATTATTTTAATTGGAGGTCATTTAGAACATATGGATAATTTTAAAATTGGTTATCCCGATCAAGGTAATAATACTATTAATAAAACTAAATATATATTTAATTCTATTATTAAATATTTAAAATATGAAAATAATGATAATATTTTAATTTTATTAGATTCTAATGAATTTTATACTAATCTTATGGGTTTAAATAATATTAAATTAGATAATTATCAACCACAATCGGCTAATATTAAATTAGATTATAATATTGATATTACATTCAAAGATGATGGTTATCCTACTTGTTGTATTATTGATTTTGAAAGAAGAAAACAAAATATTTATAAATCTGATATTATTGGAACTAATTTTAATAATAAATTAACTGTTCATACTGATAATTCGGTAGGTCCTTTTAATAATAAATTAAATTCTAATAATACTTATAAATTTAGTGGAAAAAAATATCCTATTATTGAAGATAATGGTTATTCTGATCATCAACCAGTTATTGGATATTATAATTTTAATAATAATTTAAGTAATACTGATTTTAAATCTAAAAAATCATTAACTTTTAAAAATACTACTTTATAATTATATTTTAAATATATAAATTACATATGGTTGATAAATACGTTTTACCTAATAAAATTGGATATATTGATTATATTCAAAATATGTATCATCCTGATAAAATTAATAATTATACTGATCAATATAATAAAAATTTTAAACAACAAATTTATATGCATCAGATGTTAATTAATAAATATATGAATATATATACACCTTATAGAGGTTTATTATTATATCATGAATTAGGAACTGGTAAAACTATGACTTCTATCGGAATATTAAATCAATATTTATTAAAAAATAAAAAAATTTTTGTTTTATTACCTGCTTCTTTAAGAAATAATTTTATTAAAGAATTATTTATTAGAAGTCATTTTAAAAAATATTCTAATTATAATACATTATGGACTAAAATTGAATGCACTTCTAATTTAAATGAAATTAAAACTTTTTTTTCAGAATATACTATTAAAATTAAAAATATATGTTGGATACCTAATTTTCATAATAAAGATAAATTTAATAAAACTAAATTAATTAATATTAAATATAGAGATCTTTCTAAAGATGATAAAGAAAATGTTAATTTTACTATTAAATCTATTATATTAAATAGAATTAATTTTATTCATTATAATGGTTTAAATGATAAAAATATTATTAAATTTAAAGGTAATATTAATACATCAAAATTAAAAAAATGGTTATTACAACAAAAATGGTTTAAAATTAATATTGATACTAATTTTTCTATTAAAAATAAATATGGTTTTAATTTTAAAAAATTTAAAAATAAATATACATGGGTTCCTTCTTATAATAAAACAGATTTTATTGAATATACTTTTTATAATAAAATATCTAATGATACTCATAAAAAAGAAATTAATTTAATTATTGATGATATCATTCATAAAGATAATATTATGTATTTTGTTGATACTTTTAAACCTCCAGATATTGATATATATAAAAACTATTTTGATAATAGTTTAGTTATTATTGATGAAGCACATAAATTTATTAGAAGAATTAATAATGAAAGTCAAATTTCTATTACTTTATATAATTATTTATTAAATTCTAATAATTCTAAATTTTTATTATTATCAGGTACACCTATTGTTAATAAAGTTGAAGAAATTATATATCTTTTAAATTTATTAAGAGGTCCTATTATTACATATAATATTAATAAAAAACTTAATAATATTAATGATACTTATTTAAAATATATTGATACTTATAATATTAATAATAAATCATCAAGTATTTCATTATTACCATATGGTTTTATTAGAGATAATAATAATCAGAATTTTATAATTAAACAAAAATGGACTCATAATACTTCAGATATTCTTAATAATATTTTTAATAATAATGATTTTAAAATTAAAACTTTTTATACATTTCCTACTATTAAAAAAGATATTGATAAATTACTTTCATATGATAATAACATTTTTCATAATCATGATTTAATTAAAAGAAGAATTATGGGACTTATTAGTTTTGTTGATTATGATAAAAATAAATCAGATTATCCTACACAATTTCCTATGCAAAAAATTTATTTAGATATGTCTGATTTACAATTTAATCGATTTATGAAAATGAGAGAAGAAGAAGATAAAATTGAAGATAATATGAGAAAACAAAATAAAATTTCTGATGAGAATCAAGGCGTTTTTAAAGCATTTAGTAGATTAACATGTAATTTAGCTTTTCCACAAAATATTAATAGAGAATTTCCTAAAGATTTAAGATTAATTAAAAAATTAAATGGAGAAGATATCAACAATAATAAAGATTATATTAAACATATTTCTGATATCAAAACTAAATTTAAATCTACAGATTTTACACATCAACAACTTAATGAAATTAGTCCAAAATTTATTAGAATTATTGCAGATATTAATAATTTACCTGGGAAAATTCTTGTATATACACAATTTAGAGAACTTGAAGGAGTTGGTTTATTTACTGACTTTTTAAATAAAAAAGGCTATGAAGAAGCTACTCTTAATAAAAATAATAAATTAATTAATGATAATATTAATACATTTAAAAGATATATGATTTTCGATTTAGATAAAGATAAAGCTAATGAACAAATCAACTTTTTTAATAACTCTAATAACAATTTAAGAGGAGAAAATATCAAAATTCTTATTATTACTGAAAGTGGATCTGAAGGTATTAGTCTTAAAGCTGTTAGAAATGTTTTAATTATTGAACCACATTGGAATACTTCCATTATTAAACAAGTTATTGGAAGAGCTGTCAGAAATAGAAGTCATATTGATTTACCTATTGATGAACAAACTGTTAATTCATATATCTATCTTATGCAAGCTACACCTTTACAAATTAAAAAAAACAAAACTTTTCAATATAAATATAAACTTATGACTACTGATCAAGAAATTTTACATAAAGCTGAACAAAAACAAATTAAAATTGATAAATTATTAGATATTATGAAACAAAGTGCTTTTGATTGTAACATATTATCTAAAAATAATAATTATTCTAATTGTTATAAATGGCCTATTAATATTGATAAAAATCAATTAGCATATACACCCAATTATTATGATGAAACTTTTAATATTATTAATAATAATATCAAACAAAATAAAAAAATTAAAGGAACTGTTGTTATTAGAAAAATTGATAATTACAAATTTATTAAATATAAAAATAAATATTATGATTATTATTCATATATTAATTCTAATCAACTTATACCTATTGATTTTCAATTATTTGATAATAATAAACAATTATTAAATAATCAATCTTCTTCAGATCCTTCTTCACATTCTTCTCAATCTTCTTCAGATCCTTCTTCACATTCTTCTCAATCTTCTTCAGATCCTTCTTCAGATCCTTCTTCAGATCCTTCTTCAGATCCTTCTCAATCTTCTTCACATTCTTCTCAATCTTCTTCACATTCTTCTCAATCTTCTTCTCATGAATCTTCAGAATCTTCTTCTGATTCTTCTACTGATGAATCTTCTGATAAAGAAAAAAAAATTAAAGTTAAAGATCCTATTATTAATAAAGATCAATTAAAACAAAATAAATTATTACTTGATAAAAAATATAATAATAAATATATTGTTCAAGATGTTGGGTCTGATGGTAATTGTTTTTATAGAGCTATTTATACTGTTTTAAAACATACTGATAATATTTTTAATTTTATTGATTGTTTTAATAAAAGATCTGGATGGAGAACTAAAAAAAAAATTACTGAAGATGAATTTGTTTATTGGATAAGAAAAGATTTTTTATCCAAAAAAACATTAAATGGTCAAGATAATGGTATATCATTATCTACTTTTAATTTTTTATCAGAACTCGATGATGATTTATATAAATTATATATTACTGAAAATTGGTTTGATTATAAAAATTTAAAAAATAATAAACCATTAAATGTTAAAAAATTTAGAGAAATTATATCTGAATATATTGCTAAAGTTGATAATTCGGCTACATATGCATGTCAATATGATATTGATTTATTAACAAGCTATTTAGATAATTGTAATATTAAATTTAAAATTTCACCACAAACTATTTTTGATGGTCTATTACCACCTATTGATTATGATTTTAAACAAAATTATATTTATTTATACAGAATTAATAAAAATCACTATCAAGCTATATTATTATTATAATTTATAAATTATAATATATTTTTAATTATAAAGATTTAATTATTTAAATTATTAATGAGTAAAACATATGTCTGAAATTATTAAAAAATGTATATATAGAGATTTTAATAATAATGGTGAAAAATGTCATCATAATATTACAGATATTTCTAATAATTTTTGTATTAAACATTTACATATTAAAAATCCTGATTTTTATTATCTTATTAATACACAAATTATTCATAATAAACCTATTCAAACTATTGATATTATTTCATTATATACATATTTATATAAATATAATTATGATTTTCATCATATTTATAAAATTTTTATTAATATTTTTTTTAATAATAAAAATAAATTATATCAAATTTGCACAAATTTTGGTTATAAATTAAATTATTCATCTTTAAAAAAATGTTCAAAAAAAAAATTGATTATTGATTTAATTAATAAACTTAAATGGTATTCTACCGTTTTTTTTCTTAAATCTACCAATAATAAAATTATTAAATTACAATTATTATGGAAAAAATACCTTAATAATATATCTGGTCTTAATTTAGGAAAACCATATAATGATTTTGATATCTTTAATTTTGAACAAATTAATAATATACAATTACCTTTTCAAATTATTGATAATAATATTATTTATTGTTTTGATACATTAAACCTTTTATATCATATTAAAACTAATGATGAATATAATCCTTATACTATGAATACTATTAATAAACATGATATTGATAGATTATATCATTATATATATATTAAAGATATTTATATTGATGATGATGATTATAAATGGTTATCTGTTGTTAATGCATATACAGATATTTGCCTTAAATTAGATAAATTTGGTTATTATACAGATATTAGATGGTATTTTGATTTAGATTATGAAACTATTATCAATATTTTAAATACTTATCATGATTATGTTAATAATTATTACTATTTATGTTCTGAAGATTTTAATGATGAATATCCTCATTATGTATATAAATTTTGTGAAATGGTTCTTGAAATGCTTAATGATACTAATGATGCATCTACACATGCTTTCATATTTTATAAATCTTTATCCGAAAATTCTATCAATTTCTATAATGGTTCTCCCAATTGGTTATAATTTTTTATACAATTATAAAAATAAATGAATGATAAAGATAGATTCAAACTAATTATTATCTCTTTTATACTCTTTTTTATCTTTAATTTAAATATTTTTCATACACTTTTTATAAATATATTTCAAATTTTATTTGGTTTTGATAAAATTAATACTATCATTGATGATAACAATAATATCAATATTTTTGGTAAAATTATTTTAAGTTTTATATTCTCTATTCTTATTATTATTTTACTTTGATTTTTTCTTTATTGGTTTCTTTTTTGACTTTGTCTCATCATCATTTTCACTTTTCTTTGATTTAGATTTTGGTTTTATTTCTTCATCTTCATCTTCATCTTCATCTGAAGATGACTTTTCTTCCACTACTACACCTGAAGAAAAATCATCTTCATCTTCACTATCCTTATCTTCTTTTTTATCTTCTTCATCATCTTCATCTTCACTATCTTTTATAGTCTTTTTTAAATCTTTCATCTTTGCTTCTAAAATTTCTTCTTCTACATCTTTCATTATTGACATCTCCTCTATCTTATCCTTTATTTCATTATCATCCTCACTATCTGACCTCCATACATCCTTTACATCATTTGGAAATCCTACCTTTAACATTGAAGCCTTTGCCGTTACACCAAACATTCCTGTTGCCGGCACCAACCAAATACTTGTTATACGAAATAACACTTTCATATTTGAACGATGCATCTTTTCTTTCATATCATTAAAATCATATGTTAAACCTGGATCATTCAAATCTGTTAAATCTATCTTTACATATTTACTTAACTCTTCATCATATTGAATCTTTACCTTAAAAACTGGAGGATACTTTTCACTTGGTTTTTTTGTCACCTTATCAATACTAAATTTTATTATTGGTTGATAATTTGTATTAATTGCATCCTTAATATAATCTTCAGATTTACCTTCCAATTTTGGAAACCACGATTTATAATTTTTTATAGCATGACTTTTTATTATATTATCAATATCTAACATATTATTATAAAATTTTTTTAATTTATCATTTGTTTTATAATCACCAAATGATAAAGATAATGCATGAATTAATTTTCCATTAAACATTCCACCAAATGCATATGGAACAAATAATAATGGAGTCTGAATTATTAATGCCGTATTTGTCTCACCATATGAGACATATGCTAATTTTGATTTTGTTTCTAATTCTTTCATATCTGCTATATTTATTTTATTTGCATCTAATTCATCTGTATAACCTTTAAAAATTTTATTTGACATACTTTCTTTTATAATATATATCTCTTTTTGCTTATATCATTTTTTTTTTAATTTTTTTTCCACTTATAGTTACAACTTAAACATGTATAGGCTGTACTTGATCCCTCATCCGCCTTTCTACTTTGAAATTCATTATATGCTATCTTATTACTTTTACATTTTCTACATATTATATGATCACTCATCGATGCTATCTTTATCTCATATGCATTCTTTAACTTCTCATTATAATTACTTATCAAATCTTCCCACTTTAATGGACATAACTCTTCACGATTCATAAAACCCAACTTTTCACCCTTTAATTCACCACTTTCTAACTTATCTAACAAATTTTTATTATAATACTTCAAATTACTATATATACTTATACTTTTATTTAAATATATATTCACGAAATGACTACAATTCCATGTTAATGGTATTCCATTCTCTTTTCCATATTTTAAACTATTATTATATATTCCTATCTCTATATTCATTATTATCTTTTCACTTATTTTTTTACCTAAATATTCATTAAACTTTTTATATACCCTATCCCTATATTCATTCTCTTTATACATTCTTTTTTATTTTACTTTATCTTTATCATTTTTATATAGGAAAATAATACTTAAAACTATCCCTCTCTCTTATACTTGTTACCATATATATATACAAACATATTCCCATTATTAATAATATTATTCCTAATACATACAATATTTTTTTATCTAAATTTAATTCTACTAACAATACATTCAATAATAATATTACTATTAATAAATATATTACTAAATATATACTATACTTTGTTACCCTTTTTTCCCTATTTAATTTATTATAACTTTCATTTATACTTATCTCATTTCCCTTTATTTTTAAGAAATCACTATTTATACCTATTAAATCACTTTTTACTACTTGATCGAAATCATCCTTTATCACTTTCTCATTTATACCTATAAAATTTGTTAAATTTATATTTTTTATATATTTTTCAATAAAAATAAATTGCTCATCTTTAGTTGCAAAATTTTCTATATAATTTTTATCAAAATTATATACTATTATTAATAATATTATACTCAAACATAATAAATATTTTATATTTACTTTTTTACTATTATCTAAATTAAAATTTAATAATAATACCATTATTATTACTATCAATAATACCACTATTCCTATTTCATAATATTGCTTATTTTTTAAATTTTTTATTCTTTCTTCATTCTTTTTTAAACTTTTTATATTTTCATTTGTTTTTTCTTTTTTATCATCTATATCATTTATTTTTGATTTACTATCAGCTATTTTAGAATCAGATATTGAATGACTATTCATTACATTTAAATAAATTTTATCTAATTCATCTGATAAAATATTAGTTAAATCTTGTTGTATTCTACAATTTTTTAATATATATATTATTGTTAAAAATATTAATATTTTTATAAAATTTAATACTTCTATTACCTCTTTTATATCTTTACTAAAATGTATCAAATTTCCTTTATTTTCTATAAACTTATTTAATTCTAAATATATATTATTATGCAATTTTAATAAAGTTTCTTTTAAATAAAAATATATTGCTAATTCATTTAAATTATCTAATACATTATTTGTAACATTAATTGTTAATTCACTACTACCTATTGAGTATGTTGTATAATCATCATTGCTAATTTCAGTAAATTCAAATATATATTTTTTTTCTTCTCCTGTTCCTATTTGAATTGCTGTTGGAATTTGAGCTCGTGCTGCAGATGTAAACTCAATATCTGTATCAAATATAATCTTATCATTTTTAAAAATAGTAATAGTCCTATTACTATCGTCAACAGTAGCATCTATTCTATCTTTTATACTATTATTTATAACTGAATCAGTATTTTCTATTTTAAATATTTTTGAATTAAGACCTCTTACTGCAGTGTTGCATGTACCACCATCAGTATAATTATCTATATATATTTGTTTTATTATATCTTTAGCTTTTAAATGTGCATCAATCTCTGTTAAATCAAATATATTATTTATATTATAATTATTATTATAATTAAATAATTTTTTAATATATAACATTAATGCTGTATATCTCATTTTTACTAATTCTTCAGTTGTACACTCACTAACTTTATAATCATTACCACTTACTACTAAATCATCTAAATCTAAATCACTTAAATCAATTCTTTCTTTTTTATTATTTAATTGAATTATTATGTTTGTAAATTCTTTTGCTATATCCATAATATCTCCACCTGTAACTAAATTAAAATTATTTACATAAATTTTATTAAATTTTATATCTAATAATAAATTATTTAATATATCATTATTTAATGGTATAAAATAATATTTTTTATTATCAAATATATATTCTATATAATTATATATTTTTAAATTTTCTGGTATATCTTTATCTTCTATTTCAACTCTATAAATGTCACTTGATATTTTTTCATATAATTTTTTACCTAATTCTTCATTATCGTATTTTATTTGAATATTTGGTTCTGGAATACCATCATATAATTCCCATTTTTTTCCAAATTTAATTTTATCATCTGGTACAAAATAATGTGAAATTAAACCTGGATAATTACCCTCACTATCTAAATTTATTACAATATAATTACTTGCATCAATTTTAGGATGAATAACCTTTAAAACATAATATTCACTTTCAGTTAGAGATTCTCTATTTACTATTTTTTTTTTCATAGTATTACTTACAGTTCCATCGAATTGTATTATATTTGCTGCACCCGGGTCTACTTTTCCTATATTTTTCCATAATTTTCCATATTCATATGTTTCTGTAAATGTTTTTAATATATATTCTGCTTCCCCAACAACATTATCAGTATTATCTTCTTCTTTTATATCTGTTAATGTTGTAAATATAGTATCTTTTTCATATTCAGCTAATAAATTTTGAATATTTTCTTTAATTTTATTACTAAATATATTATTTTGATCTATTTTAAATTTTTTTATATAACCTTTTAAATCTAATTTTAAATTTTCTTTTAAATATGACATTATATATTTATAAAAAATATATATAAAAAAAAAAATGAAATTTTATTTAATTTTATATTAAATATGTCTGATATTACTATTAACGAAATTACTATTAAAAATAAAGAAAATCTTAAATTAAATCATAATATTCTATATTTTACATGGAATGATGATTCTTTAAATCCAAGAAATATTATTTGTTCTTGTCAAGATTATATTAAAAATGATAAATGCAAACATATTGAAACATATGATCCTATTAATTCTGACTTATGGAAAACTTCTAAAACTCATTCACAAACTAATTCATCACCAATTGATATTAAAAAAATAATTATTAAAAGTGAAACTTATAGTGATATTCATTATTATATTTATTATATTTTTCTTAAAAATAATAATAAACATATTGATACTATATGCACTTGTCCTGGATTTAAATGGAGAGGATATTGTAAACATATTGATAAATATAATGTTAATAAATCTGATTTATGGAAAAATTCAAAAAATATTTAAACACTAAACCAATATTTTTTTCTATAATCTCCTTCTTTAATATTTGCTATTTTATAAAAATATATTCCTATTATCACTATAAATATAACTATTCCAAAACCCATTATTATATTATTTAATTTTGTTAAATTTATTAAAAATAATATTAATATTATTAATAATAATAATAATATCATAAAATTTATATTTATCTCTTTTATTTTTAAATCATAACCTTTACTATTTAAATTATCATTTAAATTATATAAATTATTTAATGATAATAATAATGTATTTTTATATCTATTATCCTTTTCTTTAATATATTTTGTATAATCAATTATTTCATTTAACGATGTTTCATGTCTTATTTTAAATTCTGTTACGTCTATAATATTATTTATTAATGATAAATTATTTACTCTTATTTCTTTTAATTCATCATATAATGTTTTTATCATATATTCTTTTTTTTTACTATCAATATGTTCTTTCCAAGCAGCAGCGTGGAGCGCAGCCTCCTCCTCCGCCACGCGCGCCGCCTCCTCCCCC